TTATGGGTTGAGTAAAAAAGAACCCTATCTTGACGAAAATGTAAGTCAAAAATAGGGTTGATGATGGAGAACCCATCACAAAATGATGATGTAGATTTTGTGACCTACCCACTCAAAGAGTGGGTAACGCACTAGGCTTGACACGGTTTATACTCGCCTAGTCGAGTTATTTAACCATACGGCTCTGCTGATTATCCATGAATTTTGTAGCATCTTCAGCAGACTTGAACTCGTAAATCTGCACATACTTGTCATCCTTTGCAAGTGCGTCATATGTCTTGTTGCCCTTGCCAAGCTTAGTTGCACCAAAGTCTTCGGTCGCAGACATCTTGATGGCAAACCTAGCCTTGCTTGACAGAAATGCACCCTTGATTGTACGGACGAACTTGCCATCGCACTCAAGAGAGCCGACAATCCGTGTAGACTTCTTAGATGCTGTCTTAGGCTCTGACTTAGGTGTTGTGTCTTTAGGTGTCTCTGTCTTAGGCTGTTCAATTGCTCCAAGTTCTAAGAGTTTAGCGATTTTCTGTGCTTCTGTAGCGTTAATCTGATAAGCTACTCCATTAACGATAACTGCATTCTTTAATTCTTTCATAATTACCAACCTTTCTGTCTCATCTTAGAGACTTAAAAAAATATTTTTTGTTCACTGAACTGCTCGTCAGCCGTTCAGCTTGGCTACACCTTATCACAAAAAAATTCTGCTTGTTTCGGTGCAAAACTTCCAAAAATGCTTATTTTTCGTGGTTTTGAGTATGGCGAGAATGGGGGTGGCAAAAACGGATTAAACCCTTATGAAATGTAAAACCAGGTATAGCAGGTTTATTTACACACCAAGTCAAAAAATTTTTTATTAAAAATAAATTATCTTATTCTCAATCCATTAAATCCCCAATAAAATCAAGCAAAATCCCAATTTTCCCATCTCAAATCCCTTATCGTACCCCATATCGCTCAAACCTACTAACCAAGCCACTTTCACCCATCTTACAATCCAAAAATCAAACTTTCATTTCATCAAAAATTCACTCACAAATCCAAAATTATCCTTATTTATAAGCACTTTTACCGATAACCATTTTTAATCCAGAATCATCATTATAATCAATTACATAAATCATAAATCTCTAATCAACAATAAGGGGGCTACATAAAAACCACATCAAAAAATCTAAAATTACCTATATACATCACAAAAACAGCCAAAAAAATCCAATACAAACCATAAAAAAATCCTACTATAGCAATACTCAAAAATTCCATTTCTCATCTAAACCCTCTATCACGCCCATACACAGTCTTTTCATTCCACCCTACCAATAATACCTAAAATCATTTTTACCCACCTAAATGCTCAAAATACAAGGTCAATTTTTTACATCACCCAAAATTACATTAACTATCTATATACATTCACATACATTTACTATAAATAATATTATCAATTCTCACGCCTATATAAAAATCCACTCTCACAGCTCAAATTTCAATTTTTACCCTCTACCCTAACAACTAGCCACCTGACATATAAAAATCCAAAATAGACTCAAAATCATACATTTTTTGCCTTATATCCCATGTAAAGAATTTTATCTTAAAACAAATTTAAAAAAGAGAATATAAAATTGTATAAAACACATTTCTAAGGAGGGTTTCAAATGAATACATATTTAATACCAACAACAGCAGCATATTGTTATGAACCATATGATTACATTTATTTTGTTTATGCTGATACACCACAAGAAGCTTATATAAAAGCATGTACGAAATTACAAGGAGAATATATACCACTTGAATCACAAGAATATGAATTATATCCATTTAAATTGTACAAGCCAGATGATACAGATATTTTCCCGTTCCATGAATCAAGAAAATATGATATACTTACAGAAGCATTTAAAAATACAGAAGGAGCAGAATATATGGCGTATTTCAATGTAAACTGGAATGATTATATAGAAGATCTAATTAAAATAGCAGATAAAGAAAATTGGTCTAATGATACATACCCTAATAATAAAATTCTTACAAATTATATGGTTCACACATATAAAAAATTATCTTCTGAAAAGAACGTAATTATTAATAATGAATATGCACTATTTAACACAGGACTTTTTACCGAATTCTATCAACCAATATACGCATATCAAGATAAAAGCAAAAATGGATTAAAGTTTCTTACATCATATGATTTAGGAAATATGAATATTTCTGAACGCCCACCAAGAGCAAATTATTTTGATGATCCATCTCTCTTATTATTTGATTGGCACTACGAAATAAACATTAATTATAAACATATATTGAAAGATATTAATAATATTGAAAGAATTCCCGAAAAGCTTAAAGATAGCAAAAATATTCTTAACAATCTCAATGGTTCAATAGAAACTATGAAGAAGCGAGTATCAGCTAATTATAAATTGGCAATACCACAATATTATGAAAATAAGATTCAGTTGTTACTTCCATTATGCTTAGAGGATGATACTACTCCATCATTAGCTTTAACCGTAACTAAAGTAGGAAATTATTATCAAGGTCACACATGTTTAACACTTGATATGGCATATAATAATGCTCGTCTTATTGCAAAACCAGAATCTAACTGGTTATCAATATAAATCAAATAAACATAAAAAATTAACAGGCGGTAATTAAGCTGTCTGTTTTTTTTATTGCATAAATTTATATTATTCTTCACTATTCTATTTAATAATTCTTAAAAACTTAAATCTCTTTAAGAGAACAATCTATTGTAAATAATCATTACACCACTCTTACCAAATAAAAAAAATAAATTTAAAGGAGGATTCTATATGGGTAACTTAAAATTAATTACAACAGAAACATTTAACAACTTACCATGTAACTTTTATAGAAATATATTTGATGAATTAGCATATTAAATCACTTCTCAATCTATTTAGGGAGAAAAAATCACACCTCACAGAAAAAATTAGCCACTTTTATCTCATACCCTTATAAGTTATCACCTAAGACATAAAAATTGAAATTCACCCTCAAAATCGTTAATTTACTCCACAGATAGGGGGTATGAGAAAACTATATACAAGCTCAAAAAGATAGTATGTGCGTAAGCACAAGATGTAGCCCTTTGATAAGGGCGGTCTTTTCGCAGCGTTAGCAAGAAAAGAACATCTGTGGGATAGACAATTGAAGAGAATAATATATCAAAGGAGTAATCTATGATACAAGATGATATATCAAAATATCTTAAACAAAAAGAAAGCAATATTTCAAAGAGCAATCGCAAATCAAGGCACAAACATCAATATAAAGAATGTTTAATTCAATTTCCGATTGCATTTACAGGGAAAACATTCATAAACACAAAGTTATATGGATATTGTTCCATCTGTGGAAAAATAGGTTCAGTTAAGAATGGAAAATTTAAAGCTGAATTAGAGCAATTAGAAAAATCAAGACAAGGTAACAATAGTTTTCTTATTGCTATATCAGGTTAAAAAATATATGAAAGATATCATAATAAGTTACCTATATTTTTTATTGAAGATTCATTTGCTGATTATGTTGTTTTAGAAAAAGAGAATAATACAGAGAATAATTCAAAAGGAGAATGATATTATGAAAAAATCAATTTTATTTAAAAGAACAAGAAAATCCGTTGCCAAGAAACTATCTAATCATATTTATATAGATATTATTAATAGCCATGATACAAAATTAATAATAGATAACTTCACATTATTAGAACTTATTTATATTGAAAGAGCATTAAAGAAATTGGATTCTATGTCAGAAGAAGAAATTCAAGAATTAAATATAGAATAATTTCACATAGGTACATCTCATATGTACCCAAATGAAAACGTTAATCAAAAACACCATGTACCTAAACCAATCAATAACAATCAAACAAAAAATTATAGAGCTTGTATGAAGCGTAAGCGAAATACAAGCGTAATATTCTTCTCTTGATAATATGAGTCTATATAGATATTGACCTACACAAATCCACACCTGACATGTACCCAAATGAAGAAAATTTTTACTTTTGGGTACGTCATACATGTACCCAAATGAATTTTTGACAATTTCATATAAATGCAATTTTTAATGTTTGTGCGAATTCAAATGGAGAATATACTATTAAACCACTTATTACACACTCTCGCACAAAATTGTAACTGTAAATTATGTTTTAGAAGAAAGGATTTTAAAATGCAACAGAAAGAATTAAAAATTGATCCTGAATTAAGGGATTTACTACCACCACTTACAGGTGATGAGTACAAACAACTTGAAAAGAATATTGTAGAAAATGGATTTGATAAGAATTTTCCTATTATGGAATGGCATGGTTATATTGTAGATGGTCATAATCGCTACTCTATTTGCAAAAAACACAATATTGATTATGTTGTTGGTACTCTTGGATATGAAACAAAAGATGAAGTTATGGAATGGATGTTGGATATTCAGCTTGGCAGACGTAATTTATCACCTATTCAAAGAATTGCTGTAACTGAGAAATATAGACCTATTTACGAGAAACAAGCAAAAGAGAATTCATTAAATAATTTAAAACAGAATCAAACTGCCGACAAGTCAAATTTGACCAATCGAGAATTTAAATCAACAAATAAGAAACTTGCAGATATAGCAGGTGTTAAACCAACTACATATAAGATGGGTGCAAAAGTTCTTAATTCAGATAACGAAGATTTAAAGCAGCGTGTTTTGTCAGGTGAAACTTCTATTAGTGCTGGTTATAAGGAATTACAGAATGAAAAGAAAAAAGAACAATTCTCTGATAATCAAAATGAAGAATATAATATTGAGCAACCAACTACATCATCTTCTATTGTTCAACCTTCTCAAAAAAATCAAGTCAGCGAAGAAGTAAGACAAATATGTGAAGACCTTAAAACCGAAAAGTCAAAAGAGTATCTTGATTCTATTTGGGATTATAAGATTGATATAATCGAATGTATGAATATTGGATTTGAAAGATTTTATGATGGGTTTGTTAGTATTCTTAGTGATATGGAAAATCGTGTAACCAAATCAGAATTAGATGAATGTATTGCCAATGCAGAGAATAATATAACGAAACTATTAACTGCTATTGAGTTAGCAAAAAAAACAACATTAAAAACGGAGGATTAAATAATGAAATTAAAAGACTTAGTAAAAGGAACAAAAGTAACAGACAATAAGATTGCACATAAGGAAGTACCAATTGATAAATTGGATGCAATGCTTAATTATCAGAGAGATATTGATATGAAGCGTGTTGAAAGACTTAGTAGTGATGAGTATTTTGATGAAAATGAGGTTGATGAAGTAAAGGTTAGCGTTAGAGAAGATGGTTCTATGAAAGTATGTGATGGTCAGCATACTATTGCAATTTTAAAGATGAGAGGATGGACGACTGTACCGTGTGAACTTCGTTATGGTTTAACTATTGAGGAAGAGAATGATTGGTTTACCATAACTAATACAAAAGAAAAGCCACAGAATAGAAAACGCACACTTACATCTCAGATTAATGGTACATATGAAAAAAATAAGATTGAACAGGATTTTAATAATTGCATAAAAGCACTTGGCTTTAAGTTAGATATTTTTGGAGAAGAACCAGGAAATGATTATAAAATTAAGTGTCCTGCAAAACTATTAGATATGTATAAGGAATATTCGTCAAGAAATGACGTAGATGGCTTTATTGAATGTATGGATTTAGTCAAGGGCTGTTGGAATGGAAATTCAAAATCATTGCAGTGGAATTATATTAGGGGAATGTTTGACTTTTATGAAACATATAAAGGTATTTTTGACAATAAGAGACTTATTACTTCTGTCGGGAAAAAATCCCCATCTATCATTAAAGAAATTGCAGATAATGATAAATATACAAAGAAACCATCTTTAAAATATGCAAAGATTTATGTAAATGAATACAATTCTGGTTTAAATAAGAACAAAAGATTAAAAATGTCCTTATTAGAAGATTAACATAGTGAGGTGATACGTCTTGCCAAACTATGTAAAAATTCCACGAGAAATCATCTATGATAAAGATCTCTCATCTAAGCGTGTAATAATCTTCTCATATCTTTGCACAAGACGTTCACTTGATGACACGGTGGCATTTTCTACAACAGAACTTTGTCACTGGTCTAAACTGAAACCTAATTACAGAGATGGGAAAATAAATCAAAAATATTATGAAGTTCTATTACTTCTCTCTCATTATGGATATTTTGAATCATGTCCTGATTTTGAGAAGTGTCTAAAAGAAAACACCAATTCGGTGAAATATCAGCAAGTACAACTAAATATTGAAAAATTCGATGTGCCTGATAATTTTGGAATCATTTATTTTGATGAATTGGATAAAATATTGAATTTTAAGGAAGAGTTAAAAGGTAAAAATATAGACCTTGCGAGAATGTCATCTGCTTATATCTTACTCTTACTTTCCTATATTCGTGTCAATTTGAATCGTATAGAAGATAAACCCCTCTGTTGCTATCGGTATTTCAAAACGATTTCAGAAGATATTGGACTTTCTGAGAGATATATAGGACGCATAGTTGATATTTTGGAAGAATTAAAAATTATAAAATGTCAACCTATGAAGAGAGAAAAATATATTAAAGATGGGAAAGAAAAATATTTAACTACTCCAAAGGTATTTGTTGATTATAGACATTTTATAAATGATGAGCATGGTCAAAGAATTGATAATAAATATGATCCATGTGAGGAAATCAAAAAACAAATAGAGATTTTGGAGAACAATAAGTTAAGAACATAAAGAGATACTGCCACTTACGACAATATCTCTTTACCATAAATTTGCGCAATGAGCGTTACACTAAACGCTCTAATTTGCAGTGAGGCTTCTAATTCACTGGTAAATTATTGTTAAAAAGTTACTATAAGAAATGAATACAATAGTAATTCACGTACCTACTATATCCTATTTCTTATATGATATGCCATTTTTCGTGATGGCGACACGTTCTTTTCCTGAAGTTACAAGTAGCTTCAATTCTTTATACTGTGTAAAACACTTGACACAATATTTAACAAGATTCAAAACTGCGATTATAACAGCTGGTGTAAGAATAATGATTAGCAATATCTACAATCCTCCTTTCATAATAAGACACTATTAAAATAGGAAAGATTATAGATTTCACTATTTTTAATGTGCATAATCACACCTCCGTACCTGATATAAGAATCAGTCGTGACTTTAGTTAATGAGTTACAAGTGTATATACACATCTTAATGATTATACCATATCAGTGAATTAGAACAAACCCTTTTGCAATAAGGGAATATATAAAAGTAACACATAAACCATATCACACACACTATAAAGGAGCGATGAATGATATGAATAAAAAATTTTATTTAACAAGGAGAACAAATATTTATGACGAAGGAAACAGAAAGACATGTAGCAAGAAGAACAATGGAACTTAAGAGAAAGAACAAGCTTGTATGCTATCCCAAGTTATCAGAAGCGGATTTCGGTGGTTGCGATTTAAATATTGCCAGTCGTATAGCTGCAGATTTTAAGTTTGACGAGACAAAAAAGAGAGAATGTATAACTAGAGATTATAATAAAAAGCTTAAGGCTTGTGAAGAAAGACAAAATTTAAAGGAGGAAGCAGTACATGCTTAGATACGAAATTATTGCTAATGTTGGTATTAGCGTAGACTTACATAATAATTACACAGTGGTTGCTTTAGCAAAATGGAATAAAGAGAAAGAATCTTACTTAGCCACTTTCTACATTAAACAGACAGATATTGACCATTTAGATCTTATGGATGACCAGATTGAAATAGAGTTTTCTTCTGAGATAAAAACAATCAAGAATGATTTAGTGAAATATATTGAAATGCTTATAGAAAGAGGAATTATTCAGAGATATATAGACAGATACAAATATGAGCTTGATTGTATTGATAGAGGAACTGCTATGTTTGAGTTAGAGAGAAATGTTAAGTAAATCAGATTATAGATATTTTAAAAAAGCTAAAATGGCTGCTACCATCTCGGATTATAAAAAAACACATATAGGGTGTATAGCCGTTTACCAAGGAAATGTAATAGGAATTGGTTGTAATACAATTAAAACGCATCCTATTCAAAAATATTATAACAGATATAGAAATTCATGGAATAAGAATGGTATTAAACCGACTTTACATGCTGAAATCAATTGTCTTAATTCTATCCGTCATCTGGATATAAATTTCCAAAAAGTAAAATTATATATTTTTAGAACGAGACTAGACAGAGAATTTGGTATGTGTCGTCCATGTCCAAGTTGTATGGCAGCGATTAAAGATTTAGGGATAAAACATATTTACTATACAAGCAACGATGGATATTCCTATGAATGTATAAATTAAAAAGAGAGGTTATATGTATGTGCAACATTTGTGGCAATAATCCTTGTCTTACAAGATGTCCAAACTTTCATCAGAAATATAATTACTTATGTTGCTATTGTGGTGGGGGTATTTTAAGTGGACAAGATTATCTGAGAAATTCAGAAGGACAATATATACATAGAGACTGTATTCCATGTACTGATTATCTTATAGATTGGTTGGGATATCGTGTCGAAACAATGGACGAGGAGGATTATAAAGATGAGAATTATTGATAGACTGAGAATATTTTTGATATTGATTACAGTTCAAATAAGGAATATTGGATTCCAATTAATGAGATTAAAATTAGAGAAGAATTTCTTGCTACTCCACCCAATTACAGAAAATTCAGGAAGAAAGAAAATACATTCATCAAGTATGGTGAACTGGGGAAGATTATAATTGACAGAAATTATGAATTGATAGACGGATATTGTTCGTATCTTATTTGCAAGAAATATGACATAGGTAAAGCTCCTGTGTGGTTTGAATAATTGTAAATAGAAATTTCATTTGGAGAATATATAAGTGGAGGTAAATTTATATGAATAATAATTTTGACAATGTTGAAGAAATGAAAGAATTGATCATAGATGAACTTTCGGAATGTGAATTTGACAGCAATTTCAGATGTGAAGAATGTTCTGAATTGGAGCAATGTTATTGCAAAGCATCTACAAAATCATCTCATGAATTCGCAGAGAGCTTAGATTATGGTGGATATGATTCTGAAAATGAATTTTGGGAGAATTTAGATTAAATATGGAGGTATAACTATTGGATAATACAGGAATTTACATACCATCTATTGATGCAAAGGATATTTATTTATCAGCACATTACATTGAGGAAAATCCAGAAGGATATAATTTAAAACTCAAAGATGGACAGTATAATTTACGAAAATTTATTAATACACTTGATTACAGTTTGGATCTTATAGAATTAAAAGATATTTATTATAGGAAATTTAGAAAACATGATTTTTCATTTAGAATTAAAAAGCACGATTATTCTGTGAATGTAATTAATCTCACATTTAAGTATTCCGTTAAAGAATGGAATCAGATGAACAAAAACACTTTTGTAAGACTTGGATATGATTACAGAGAACTTACATTTGAAGATGGAATTGCTAAAAATAGCGAAGGTGAAATTGTTGGGATTAAGACGAATGAAAAAATTGAAGATCCGATTGATATACCAAAACCATTTGTTAAAAAGCAGGTAAACATCTACGACAAAAAAGATAAATCTATTGTCAAAGAGATTCAAACTCAGTATCACAAAAAGGGTGAACCAAAGACTATAAAGACAAATGCAGAACTTAGAACTGAGTTGTATAAAGATGGATTTATATGTAATGGTATTAAATATTGTCGTATGAAACGTTCTACTGGTTCAGCAAGAGTTGGTAAATGTCTCTTTATCAGAGAAGATTTATATGAATCAATTTTAAAGTTCAGTTCAGGTAGTCTTAAATACAATCAAGGCGATCCAATTGACTTAGCTGCATATGAGGGATATATTGCTCTTCCATCTAGTAGTATTATTGATACAATTTCAATTAAACCAGAAAATATTCTTTTAATTGATGACTATGATAGCATATTTAATGAGGATGTAATCGAGACTCACGATGAAGATGGATGGCTTAAAACCACTGAAAAGAATTGTAAAATCACAAATACAATTTGGGATGGTCAGTCTCTTATGGATATATCATTATTTGGTGATTATTCAGAATATGGTATGCTTCTGCTTAGAAATCTAATGTTCAAGTCTTGTTGTTTTAACTGCAATATCCAACAATGGTTCAAAGATAATAATATAACAGATGTATCTCAGCTCAATGGTAAAACAAGAGCTACACGCATTGAAGATGTAAAGCTAATTACCACACCTAACAGTATTAAATATTTGAAATTTAGTACATGGGACGAATGGCTTGACCACTTATATTCTGATTTTGGTGTTGTAAAGCATGATAAGAAAACTCACTTCTTTGGTGGTCGTTTGGTACAGACTCATTATCAATTACTCAATACTCTTCAGATGTCAAAAGATGAAGTAAGGGAATTTTTGCAGGAATCACTCGACTTTGCACAAATGCTTAGAGATAGACCAGAAGTTGTGCGCTATTACATTAAATATCCTGATATTGATGAAATGTCACCTATGGATAAACCTATGAGTAGTAAGAATGATGTAGTTTATAACTTAATGTGTGTGAATGATAATTTTACAAAAACAAAATACTATCAAGAATTTCTTATTGACTTACTTCGTTCATATTACAAAAATCTCAAAAATGGACATATTTATGTAAATGGTAATTACTCTACTCTTCTTGGCAATCCAATAGAAATGCTACAACAATCAATCGGTAAGTTTGAAGGAAAAAGTCAAATTGGAATTGGCAACATACATAGTACACGTTTTGAATATAACAAAACTCTTCTTGCTAGTCGTTCACCTCATGTTACAATTGGAAACATTTGGCTTCCATATAATACGGAGAATAAATTGATAGATTGTTATCTTAATCTTACAAATGAGATTGTGTGTATTAATTCTATTGGAGAAAATGTATTGCAGAGACTATCGGGTGCTGATTTTGATAGTGATACAGTAATGTTAACAGATAATGAAAAACTCATTCGTGCAGCTAAAAGAAATTATCATATATTCAAAACACCAACATCGTTTGTTAGTTCAACAAAAGTTAAAAGATATTATACACCTGAACAACAGGCAGATCTTGATATTAAAACATCTGTAAATAAAATCGGTGAAATTGTTAATCTATCACAAGAATTAAATTCTTTACTTTGGGATAAGATGTATCATGGTGCTACTTATGATGATATTAAGGAATTGTATTATGATATATGTCAGTTAGATGTTATGTCTGGAATTGAAATTGATAAAGCAAAGAAAGAATTTATTATCAACAATGGTAAGGAGTTAGACAAGTTACGTGAAAAGTATGATGAGTTTGTGCGTGAATATGAAGAAAATGAAGAAGGCGAATTAGTAAGAGGCAAAAAGCGTATGCCACACTTCTTCTCTCATATCTCTAAACAAAAAGGATATTACAATCCCGACAAGAAACATTATTGTAAATGTCACACTTCGATGGATTATTTGCAGACTATTATTAATGGATTTAAAATTAAGAATCCTTATAAAAAGGATTGGCTTCCATTTGTATCTATATTAGATAACTCTTTATTTAGGACATCTAGTATAAATCAAAAACAGATAAATCGAATTTATAGTATTTTAAAGAAATACATAAATGAAAGGAAGAATATATTCGCCATTGATTCCGACTCAAAAGAAGAACGAAATGATAAAGCAAATAAGCTTAAAGTTGATTTAATTGCAGATATTGAATCAGAAACAATTGGTTTTTCAACATTATATCGTTTACTTTCTTCTCTTGAGGATAAAGAAAATTCTCAAATCAAAAATCTTTTATTAGAAGTTTTGTATCTTTGTGGTAATGATAGCTTTAATAAAGCTATTATCCAATCTAAAAATGAAATTCTCCAATTAGAAGGTAATGGATCTGATATTAAATTATTTAATATTGGGTTTAAAATTACAAAAAAACAAGTAAATTCGGAAATTGACAGCTAATTACAGTTCTCATATGAGAGCGAAATTAAAGTTACATAGGAGAGGGTAGTTTTCTACTTATTACTTTTATGATTACTGCCCTACTCTATTGTAAAATTCTATAAATGCGATTATAGCAAAGGAGGAATTACAATACAACAAGGAAAAAAATATTATAATCAAAATGATATTGCAAATGAAATTCGTAATAGGATTGATTGTTCATCAATAGATGTACTTCGTGTACTTAATTCGTTAGGTGATGTGGTAAAGGATAAATTTAGTGATAGTGATGAATATGTTGAATTAAAAATATTTCCTGGACTAAAAGTAACTTCAAGATATATACCACTTGAACAATCTAAATCTAATCTTAATTTAAAAAATAATTCTATTTTATCTATTACTTCAGTGTTCACTGATGATTTTCGTAAAAAAGTTAGAGAATTACATAATAATTTAGAATGAAATCAGCTTTTCTTAATATCCTGCCCTATAGGGGCATTACATAATATTAAAAGTTTATCTCATAAGCTAACCTCTCTTTCTTATATCGGTGGTTACATTATTTTGATAATGGTGTAATCACTGATATTATTCTGGTTTAGTTCAGTTGGTAGAACGCTTGCCTTGTAAGCAAGATGTCGTGAGTTCGAGTCTCTCAATCAGAACTATTCTGCTATTGCAGAAAATATAAAGTAAAGGTCGTGAATAATATAATACTTATTACTCAGAGAGAATCTGTAGAGTTACAGGAATTAGGTTATAAGTTTGGTAATGAAGAATTATTACATAAAAGCAAAAGTTCTCATCCAAAATATTACCTCACTGAAGATAAGAAAGCTCTAAAAGATTTATACAAGTTAAGAAAAAATTCAATCGTCAAATAGGCGAAATATATGAGGAAGGTGGTGTCTAAGCCATCGGAAAGAAAAAACATGAAATAACTATAGAAGTTGTTGGTGGAAATGCGGAAGATGTAACAGGTAGTGCTACTCTTATTAAAACACCAGAACATAGTTATTTATTTGAATGTGGCATGATTCAAGGTGAACATACTATATTGGAAAATTATAAAGCAAATATGAAATATATTCAAAGAATTAAACCACAAGAACTTGATTATATTATAATTGGACATCTTCACGCTGATCATATTGGTATGATTCCAACACTGTACGCTCGTGGAAAATGCAATGCAAAAATTGTTGTCCCAAAAGGTTCTACTTCTATCTTAAAAGAAATGTGGTTAGATAGTTCTTATATAAATTGCAGAGATATAGAAGTGTTAAACTTAAAGAATGACAGATGTTATGAACCATTCTATACAGAAGATATCGTATATAAAGCATTAAATTATGTTGTGGAAATTGATTCTGATAAAATTACCAATCTTTCTAATGAATTGGCAATTAGATATACAAATGCTGGACATATACTTTTATCTAAACAATGCGAGATATATATTAATGGGCATTCTCACACACGAAAAATTTTATTTACAAGTGATTTAGGAAATATTGCTACTCAAGATTCAAGAATATTTGTTGAAGATTTTCAACCAGTCACATCAAGTAATATTGTAATTGGTGAATGTACTTATGCAGCCAAAGGTAGACAATGTACCAAAGAAACTTACAAAAAAGATATAGAAAAAATCAAATCTGTTATAGAACAATATTGTGTTGATAATAATGCAAGAGTTCTTATTCCGTCATTTTCTCTTGACAGAACTCCATATATCTTATGGATTTTATATTCCCTATTTGGAAAAGATGAAAATTTTAAAATACCTATTTTAGTTGATAGTCCATTAGCAAATCGCCTTCTTGATTGTTACTCTTCCATTCTTGAAAATAGTAAAAAAGATTTATTTGATGAGATGATGTTTTGGAAAAATATCAAAAGAATTATTACACCTGAAGACAGTAAAGCTGCAATTTCTTCTAATGGAGCTAAAGTTATTTTAAGTAGTTCAGGAATGTTGACCGCAGGACGCAGTGTAAAATGGGTTCAGAGTGTTTTACCAAAAGAATCAGATTGTATTCTATTTATGGGATATGCAGGTGAAAATACTTTAGCATGGAAAATCAAGCATGAAAAAGAACACAAAACTATTAATATTAATGGAAAACCTTATAAAAATAAATGTCAGGTATATGATTTATGTTCTTTTAGTTCTCACATGCAACGAAATGATTTGATTAATTATTATAAAAGTATAAATTGTGAAAAAATATTTCTTGTTCATGGTGATTCCAATAAAATTGAATTTAAACATGATTTGGAAGATGCTATCTCTGATTGTTTAAAATCTACAAAAGTTGTTGCGGTGAACAAAGGGACAAAAATATCTTTATAAGAGGTATATGCCTATGAAAAAGTATATATTAGGATTTCTTACTGGTGTTTGCTTTCTTCCAATACTTGATTCTGTCACAGAGTTAATTCAAGTCGCATTGGAAGTTCCAAAGGGTAAATTAAGTAAGGAAGTCATGAAACTTAATAATGAAATTCAAGATATTCAAGCTGACTCAGAACAAGCTGGCACAAGTTGTATTGGTTTTGATGTACCTGAAGAAGTTGAATATTATGATGAAGACGATGATGAATAAGGAGAGTTTACTGCTCTCATATTTTAATTGAGAAAGGAAAATAAAGGAATGAGTAATTTTAGTTATAAGAAAACTACTACTACTTCTATGAAAGTTGCAGGTATCATTGACACAGATAATATGACCATTGATGTAGATGGCGAAGTAAAAAAGCTTGCAACATTATTTGCTGATTTCAATGGCGGTGGCGTTGAACTTAATGTAAAGATTAAGGAAGAAGATGAACTTGATGAGCCATCTGAATCTGAAGAATAAGAGAGTTGGTGAGTAATTGTATAATTTTAACAGATTAGAAAATGAAACACCTTTTGAATGGAAGCTGCGTTTGTGTAAAGCAAAGTTAAACAAAGATATTGACTTAGATTGGTCTGAAATTGCAGATACATTGGGACTTGATGTTTCAGCAGATCATTTAAGAAAGACAGCTTATGGGCTAATAGAATATGACAATTATATTCATGGATTTGAAGGAGTTGCTACTACTATTCTATCTGTAAGTGATATGCATGTTCCTTATCAGCTACCAATAAATCTTTTATCTGAATATGTTGGTAAGATTGATATTTTACAGATAAATGGCGATGTAGTGGATTGCCAGGCATTGTCAAAGTTCTCTAAACAGTACAGAATTTCCCCAATGGAAGAAATGATACAAGGTAGACAATACTTAATTGATTTAATTGAGTATATACATCCTAAGAAAGTTATATGCAATTATGGAAATCATGACCGCCGTTTTGCCAATTATTTTGCAAAAAATCTTGACACAGATATACTTGAATTACTTCCTGACACTTCATTGGAATTAATTTTTGTAGACGGTTTTAAGCATTATGATAAGAAAAGTAAGACTAAAATCGAATACAAGCCTTTAAAAGATGTATTTGAAGATATTAAAATTCAGTATATAGATGACTGGAAATGTAAGGTCGGAAAAACATGGTTTGTCCATCCGTTAGCCTTTAGACAGGGAATTTTATCTACTTGTGATAAAGCAAAGGATTATTTGCAAGATACAGACAAAGAAGGCTTCGATGCGGTTATTATGGCACATACTCATTCAGTTGGAGATTCTAAAAAAGGATATATACGTCTTATAGAACAAGGTGCTTTTTGCTATGTTGATAAGATGAATTATATGGATGGTAGATTATCAAAACCACAGAAAGAAGGTTTTGCTATAATTTGTCAAGATAAAGATGGTAATCTTATTGAAAATAAAACTAAAGTTGTCACATTGAATTGATGAATTACGAATTTCATAGCCCGTGTATGGCTTAGAATAATGCACAATTGTAAGTACGAGGGAGTGGACTCGATTGAGCCGCTACCCTCTTTTATATTATAAAAAATATTAAGGAAAATAAAGGAGAAAATTAAAAATGGTAAAGAACGAATTAGTAAGTGCAATCGCAGAAAGAATTGAAGGAGCTAAGAAAGGTGATATTGCTCTTATACTTGATACATACGCAGAGGTTATTACAGATACATTAAAGGCTGATGCTACAGAATCTGTTCCTGTAGGTAAACTTGGTAAGTTTAAGGTTAAGGATGTACCTGAGAGAACAGGCAAGATTATGTTAGGTGACAGAAAAGGTGAGGAATATATAACTCCTGCCCATCAGGAAATCACATTTAAGATGAATAAGTCAGCAAAGCAGCTTTAATTCTGAAGGGACGTGATTACTATAGATACAATAATTATAAATGATATACATGAATTAGCTGATTGGGCTAATTCAATGTATCATAATGTAGTTTCTTATGATAATTTAAACAGTATAGCAATTGTTGCCAAGTATTATGAAGCAAAGACATTAATCGAAACTCTTATTGCTGAAAGAGGTTTTGAAATTTCAAGTATTAAAGAACTCGGCGATTCTAATGTCAATGGATATACAGATGAATATATTATCACATTATTTGTTGGTGAAATTGGTTGTGAGCCTGCAAAAGATAATAATGGATATAAGGATATATGCGGAGAAGCCGTTTATGTTCTTGAGAATTGCAATTCTAAGATAATGTCGCATGTTTATGGTGAGAATATATTTGAAGTGTATATTGATAATATCAAAGATACTGATGATGACTACGATGGCGATTGTGAGAATTGCGATTGTTGTGGTAATGATACTTATTATTTTGATGTAAAATCTGGAACTTATGAGATTAATGGTAAAAAGGTATCTAAGAAAGAATTGTTAGATTATTTAGGTGAGAAAATTGATGAAATGTCTGAATGGAATAAGAGCTTTTCTTCTATACTTTCTGAATATGAAGCAATTCATAATAGTATTAAAAGAATCTATAAACTTGATGATTTGTTAAGATTTTAATTAGCAATATGTTGCGTATTAAGGCTTTATTTAGGCGTTAATTAGCAATATGTGGCTAGTTAATAATTAGAATCTTTGGAGTGTGTGGTGCATACTGCACACTCTTTTTGTATGGGTAGGTCGTATAGCGGCAATTACACCTGACTGTAAATCAGGCGCTTCGGCTTCGTTGGTTCGAGTCCAACCCTGCCCACTAATTTGATGTTTCTATGATGGAAACAGAGAATAAATATATGTGCTCATGATTGGTGTCATAGCTGATTATGGGATTTATGATGAATATATAAAAATGCGACAAGAAGCGGTTAGTTAATGATACTACTGCTTCTTTTTTGTTGTTTGAAAGGAAGTGAGATTTAATGGGTAGAAAAATACAACACAATAATATTGTTACTGATGAGTTATTAACTCAGTGCAACAAAGAGAATATAGAGTTAGGAAATGACTTTTTGGATTATCTTCGTTCAGTTGATAGATCTCCAAATACAATCAATGCATATAGACGTGACCTTTACATTTTCTGGGTGTATTTACTTCAGCATTGTGACAACAAATTCTTTATTAATTTATCTAAGAGAGATATTGCTCGTTATCAGAGTTTTTGCCTTACTGAATATAAATGGTCGCCAGCTAGAATGCGTAGAGTAAAATCTACTCTCTCATCGCTTTCAAATTATGTCGAAGCTATATTAGATGATGAGTATGAGAACTTTAAACCGATTATACGCAAAATTGAGAATCCTGCGAATGAAAAAGTATTCACTAAAACTGTGTTATCTGATGAACAAGTACAGGGAATGCTTGATTATTGGGTTGAAAAAGGCAAGTATGACAAGGCTTGTATTTTAGCATTAGCTGCATTTAGCGGTAGACGTAAGAGTGAATTGCCACGCTTCAAAGTATCTTATTTCGATGACGAAAATATCATATACGGTTCTTTATATAAGACACCTGAAAAGATTCAAACAAAAGGAAGAGGATCTCGTGGAAAAATGTTAGTAGCATATACACTTGCAAAACCGTTTAAGCCATATTTTGATTTGTGGATGAATTATAGAAAAGAACACAGAATTGAATCAGAATGGTTATTTCCAAAGAAAATAAACGGAGAATATATAGATGAACCTATGGATTCAGGAACACTTGACAGTTGGGCTGATACATTTAGCAAACATTTAGGAGAAGACTTCTATTTCCATAGTCTTCGTCATTTCTTTACAACTTCTTGTTCTCGAAGTGGACTTCCTGATGATGTAATTCAAATGCTAGTCGGTTGGAATTCGCTTGATATGGTTGCGGTGTACAAGGATATTGATGCAGATGAGCAATTTGCAAAATATTTTGCTGATGGAGAAATTAAAAAGATTGAACAAAAGGCACTTTCAGATTTATAGAGGATGCTGATGAAGCTTTCGTCTAACATCATTTTTCCCCCACTATCAAACAGAGAATATATAAGTATCATATCTTGGCATTTGCTATTCATGTAGCATTGTAAGTCCTACTGCTGTATTTTGGTAGAGCCGACTATACAAAGACTCTAGTGCACACGAAATCTTAATGCAGTATATCTAAGCTTGTCCAAGCTACTGAATGGTCTGATAATTCTATAACGAATTTGTGCTTCTCTGCATTAATGAGAACCCTTAATTGACGGATAAGAGTCATTAAATCTTATCAATTGATTTTTACTCCGAAGACCGAAAATATATAGAGAATAATCAGTAAGCATGGATACCTTGTGTGTCTTAGGGTACTTAATTTGTACCTGAATAATAACTGGATGTGTACAGTCCAATATCAGCTAGTTAGTGCTTTATGCTGATCCAGTGGGTGAGATTCCCACATTAGGTCTGTTCGTCTAGCGGTCTAGGACATCGCCCTTTCACGGCGGCAACAGGAGTCCGAATCTCCTACAGATCATTACGTAGCTGATACTTAAATGGACAGCGAGGCTATACATTTTTTTGTATAGTAACAGAGAGTCACTTCATGAGGTGGCTCTTTTATTGTATACGTCTTTAGTTTAATTGGTTAGAATATCAGACTCCAAATCTGAGAGATGTGGGTTCGACTCCTACAGGGCGTGTTAGCACTATGACGATAGTGCTCTTGAATATGTGGTTCAAATCCACACACCTTATATTTGAAAGAAATGAATGTGCAGATTTTTAGTAGTTTATGAGGTAAGGCGTTGGAATAAGCGAGGTTCGATTCCTCTATTCAAGTTTGTGTGTAAATTGCACTTTCATTGGAAATTTAATATTGAAAATTATGAGAAGTCATTTCATATGAAGTGGCTTCTTTTTTATATTGGAATAAAAGGAGGTGGTCGTTAGTTTGGCTACGACAAAAGAGACACAGTCCACAAAATTAACGGCTGCACAATTAAAGAAAAAAGTTGAAACACAGGAAGAGAAAATCAAGTCACTTAAAGAAGGTGCTTGGTGTTACATGTGTGATACACATAAAGCTAAAGATAAATTTTATGTAAGTACAGATCCTATGAGTAAAAGTGGTCTTACTCCAATTTGTAAAGACTGTGCAAAAAAAATAGCATTAAGAACTACAAATGGTGTTGATCAAGAGCCTACGAGAGAATCAGTACAACTTGCCCTTAGATATTTGGGGAAACCTTTCCTCGAAAAGGTATGGGACTCAAGCATTCAGGAAGTTGAGAATCTTGCTTCTGGAAAAGTTAAATCTAATGTGTGGACAGCGTATGCACGTCAAATTGCTATGCCAAATTATATAGGACTAACATACTTTGATTCAGACCATTTTGTTAAGGATAAAACTGAAAATGAATCAGTAAAAGAACTTACGACTGAGGAAGAACTTATTGAATCACATGCAGGGTTGGATACATATGATAGTTTTTTAAAAAACAAAAACGATGTAATTCGATTACTCAGTTATGATCCTTTTGAAAAAGAAGATATAGCCGACCAACCATTCTTATATTCACAGCTATTAGGATTGTTAGATTCTAGTGAAGACGCAAATGAAGATATGATGCGTACTTCTTCTGCTATCTCTATTGTTCGTGGATTTTTACAGCAATCTAAGATTGATGACACCATATCGAAGTTGATGTGCGACATTTCTAATATTGAACGCAATTCTGCAACAATTAAATCTCTACAGGAGAGCAAAGGTAAGATTACTTCTGTTATTACAAGTCTTGCACAAGACAGTTGTATTTCATTAAAACACAACAAAAATGCTAAAAAAGGTGAAAATACATGGACGGGTAAAATCAAAAAAATTAAAAGTCTTAATTTGCGAAGTGGTGAAGTCAATGGTTTCGACATTGACACATGTAGAGGTATGCAACAGGTTCAGGAAATTAGTGATGCTTCTATTATGAAACAATTAGCTCTTGATGAATCTGAATGGTCAGATATGGTTTCTGAAATGCGTGTTGTGAATACTGATCTTCGTAAAGAAAAAGATGCTTACCAAGAAATTAACAGAATTTTATTGAGAGAAAATCTTGATTTAAGAGATACATTAAAAGAAAATAACTTACTAAATGAAGAACAGTTGAAAGACTTAAAAGATGTTTATTCTGTTTTTGCGGAATTTGACGAAGAAAAAGAATCTCCTAATGAAGAGGTAAAGGAGGTTGTCGAAAATGAATCAGAATAAACAAATGATTATGAATTACTATCAGAATGAAATTCTTGATTATGATAAAGATTTTTATAATCAATATGGAATATATGTAAAACCACATGGGTATTCTATCTCATCTCGTAAAATTGAGTCTTATATTCAAATTGCTGAAATTCAAAAATATCTGCAATGCAACCCAGTAAAAGCTATAGATCTTTTTTTCAACATAGAGCTTTTAGATGGGCAGGCACTTCTTGTACAAAGAAGTTGGGTTTGTCCAAATGTACTTGCTGTATGTACTCGTGGATATGGTAAAAGTACAGTTATTGACCTTGAGATAATGTCAAAAGATATGTGTTTTTGTAATGTATGGACATATATTGCAAGTGGTACAGGTGGTCAGGCTGAGCAAACTTTTACTACTTTGGAACGACTTGCCAATGATAACATTGATACATTTTACGGTTCAACTGGTTCTTTATTTAAGAATGAGATTGAAATTAAAAATGCAGCAGGTGATGGATTTTCACACTCGTCCAATGGTTTTTCCTATTCATGTTATAACGGATCTATGACTAGGACATTGAACGGAAATATAGATGCAAAAAGAGGTATGCGAGGAACAGTAATTTTTGACGAAAGTGGTTTCTTGTCTGATGAAATGATGAATGTATATGGTGCATTCGCTGTTGTAAATAAAAGTTTAAAAACTGGTAAAGATGTTGATGGTAATTCAATTGATCCTATCCGTCAAAGATGCTTACCAAGAGATTTATCTTATCAAAAATATTATATTAGTTCTGCTTCGTCAACAGATACACAATTTTGGAGATTATATAGAGATTTTTCAAAACAGCAGATTATGGGAAATCCTGACTATTGTGTATTGCATATAGATTGTGAACAAGCATTTAAACCAACTCTTAGAGGAGAATTAGTCACTCCTCTTCTATCTCGTAATACGGTTGAATCCGAAATGAGAACAAATCCAGAAAAAGCTAGGCGTGAGTATTATTGTATTTTTACTACAGATGCTGGTACTGACGCAATTATTCGTAGAGGTGTTATTACACGTAACGAAGAAACTAGAAAACCACTTCTATATAACGATACAGGTGATAAAAAATTCGTCATCACATATGATCCTGCTAGAAGTCGAGATAATTCAGTAATCCTTGTTGGTGAAATTTATGAATACGAACAGGTAGACGGAAGTATTGATACAAGAATGAGATTGGTAAACTGTATTAATCTTATTGATGTTGGTAAAAAAATCAAATCTCCCATGCAGACACCAGATCAGATTGAATATTTAAAAAAAGTAATTCTTGATTATAACGGTGGAGCTGACGCATACGGGAATATTGTTGGTGTATACATTGATGCAGGTAGCGGCGGATCTGGTGTTAATATAGCTGATTATTTAATGCCAGATTGGACAGACTCTGCTGGCATTGTTCATAGAGGCTTAATTGACAAAGAATATTCCGCTGATTATGTTAAGAAATTTCCTAATGCGGTAGACAAAGTACATCTTATGTCTCCTGCTGGTTATAAATCTGAAATGTATGAAGCAATGATAGAATTGATGAATCAAGATAAAATCAGTTTTACAGCACAATATGACCATAAAGGCTATCTTACTGTTTTTGATGTTGATGAGAAAAAATTGGCTAAAGAAAAAGAACGAATTTCTGCTGAACTCAGAAAACAAAAAGTTAATGAAAAGGAATTTGAAAATAAGCTTAATGAAGAATTAGAGAAAATTGAATCCGTTAATACAAAAACTATAAAACTTGATTGGCAGGATGAAATTGCTCTTGCTAATATTGACGCTTTAAAAGAAGAACTTGTCAATATGATTCGTAAAAAGCGTGATTCTGGAAAGGATTCGTTTGAACTTACACCAGAAAAGGCAAACAAGCTCCATGATGATAGGGCTTACACGGCATGTATGGCTTCTTACGCTCTCATGTGTGAACGTAGAAAAGCCATTACAAATAAAAAGCGACCAACTGAAGATGCCACAAGTTTCATCAATAAGCTTACAATCCGTAAAGCAAAATATAATTAAGGAGGTGCATTATCAAATATGCCTAGACCTAAGAAAGTAGATGCAAATTCTAATGCACCTGCTAAAGTAAATAACTCACAGAAGAAAACTACTTCTTCTACTCCAAAACAACCAACCGCAAATGAAATGCGTGAATGGTATGAGAAAAATAAAAGTAGACTTGAACGCTATGAAGATGCAACAAGTGCAATTACAAATCTTCGAGATATTCAGAAATCCAAGACATATACTACAATTAGTAATTATTCCAAGGAAGATGTAAAAGATTATATTAAAAACATTTCTTCTAGTGAAGCAAGTCTTAGAAGTTTATCTCGTTATCTTTATTATCGTTCAGAAATCTACTATCGTCTTTGCAAATATTATGCAAATCAAATTGATTTATCTATTCGTAACATAGTTCCCCCATTTATAATTTCAGATAATAATGACATAAAATCCACATTGCAAAAGTATCAGGAAACAGTTGATGTTGTAGATACTCTTGGACTGAATTATGAGTTTCGTAAAGCTGCATCTATAACACTTCGAGAAGACGCATTTTATGGATGTGCTTATTATACTGAAGGGCAAGGAATGTTTATTCTTCCACTAGATCCATCATACATGAGAATTGCAGGTGTATTTCCTGATGGTTCATTTGCATGTGCAATGGATATGAGTTATTTTAAGCGAAATTCTGAACTATTGGAATATTGGGGTGAACCATTCAATAGTATGTGGAATACATATCAGAGTACAAATGAAAAATATCAGTTAATCCCAGAAGAATATAATGTATGTATTAAATTTAGGTCTGAAGACTGGGAAACCATCGTTCCCGTGCTTACACCTATATTCTTATCATTAATTGATCTTATGGATGCTTCAGATTATCAAGCAGTTCAACAGGCAGCCAACATTTATAAATTGGTATGGCTAGAAATGAAGACTATGGGAAATGACGTAGATGATTGGACTGTAAATCCAGATATAATGATTCAATATTTCAATCGTATGCTTGAAGAAGCTTTACCACCTTATATCTCTGCTGCTATTGTTCCTGGTGAATTACATGAAATTAGTTTCCCAGATGATGCTACTGGTGATGTAACAAAGGTTGAAAAAGCAACAAAAGAAATTCTTAATACGGCTGGTGGTGCTCAGATATTAAATTTAAACTCCGCTTCTAACTCTACTGCCTTTACATATGGCGTACTTGCAGATTCTACATTTTCTATTTCAACTCTTATTCCACAGATTCAAGCGATTGTAAATCGACTTCTATCTAGTTGGATATCTGAACCTTGTAAAGTTAAATTCTTTGATGTTTCCATTTATCAGAAAGATGATTTTAAGAAATCTATTTTGGAATCTTGCCAAAACGGATTACCAAATAAGATTCTTTATAACACATTAAATGGTGTATCTGAGAAAGATACTCTTGCTATGAACTTCTTAGAGGAAGATTGTTTAAATCTTGGCGAGAAATTGAAACCATTTAACACCTCATATACGCAATCTGGTACTAATCAAGGTGGCGGTCAAGAAAAAGACGAAACAGAACTTACAGATGCTGGACTTCGCACAAGAGACGAGGATCTCAATAATAAATAAGGGAGGTATCTTAATATGAAATACAATTTTATTAAAACCTCCGACAAGGAGACAAAGGAAAATCTTCTCAAAGAAGGTTTTAAATTGGTATCTCAAGATGGGAACGTGGCAACATTTTTGAATAACCACTCTCTCACTTTTGAAAATACAAATAATAAAATTCAGTATAGCAACATGCTAACATTCTAACCACTCTCCTAATTTGAGTGGTATATCAACAAAGAAAGGAGGAATAGGTTAAATAATGCCAAAAAAGAAGAAAAGACGAATTATGTCTATTGATGAGTTGTATGAGTTCTGTCTAAAGAACAATTTTGCTCATTTTAATAGTAATGAATTCGGTAAAGAACTCATGGTTCGCATGAATGGTAATTTTGAAAAAACTTCCAAAGATGAAGATAAACATAAAGAGTCTCTTACTCCATTCGTCAGTCGTGCATTTCACGATCATGTCAATCTCAATAAATCGGAAATCTCTGAAGAATCTTTCAATGAAAATGTCCCATCGGCAAACTTTCGCCCAATTTTAGCACATATCACTACCAATTCAGATAATGAATTAGATTTCGGTAGCCATGATTATTATGTGACTACTGACAAAGATGGTAACGATAAAGTTGTATATGAAGAACAGCCTATCGGTGTTATTGATGGCACAAAGACTACTGTTGAATATGATGAAGACGCTGGCGTAAATCGTGCAGTTTTGCATGGTTATTTATACGATGAGTATTGTCAAGATGCTATTGAGATTCTGAATAGACGTGGAACTGTAGATTGTTCGGTGGAATTATGCATTAGGGAGTTATCATTTAATACTGCTAATAAAACATTGCAGTTAGATGATTTTTATGTATCAGGTCTTACTCTTCTGTCAAAGGATGTATCCCCTGGTATGGCAGGAAGTAATTTTAAAATTGAAGATTTCGCTGTAAATGCGGAAACAGTAACATTTAACACAGACAACAAATTGGTTGAAACTTTAGAGAAATTAACTAATATTCTTGAGAGTTTTGATATAAATCAAAAATCAAAGGAAGGAGGAACAAATAACAAAATGACAAAATTTGAAGAGTTACTTGCCAAATATGGTAAGACTGCTGAAGATGTAACATTCGACTATACAGAAATGTCAGATGAGGAACTTGAAGCAAAATTCGCTGAGATGTTCGATGATGACAATTCAGAAGGAGATAACTCAAGTAGCGGAGAATCTGGTGAGCCTTCCAATGATGGAGAAGGTGATGGCGAAGGAGCTTCTGATCCAAATGGTAATGAAGGAGAAAGTCAGACTTTTGAAAAGATTGTTCGTACATATGAAATCAGTCATGAAGATACAAGATATGCACTTTACCAGCTTTTATCTGAATATGAAGATGCTGATAATGAGTGGTACTTTATCAACGCTGTTTACGATGATCATTTTACATATGAGAACTGGAATGGTGATAAAATCTTCGGTCAGAACTATACAAAAGACGGTGATAATGTAGCTTTTGATGGAGAAAGATACAATTTACATCGTGAACTTTTAACAGATAGTGAATTTGCAGAGTTACAGTCTATGCGTTCAAACTACGCTGCACTCAAAGAGTTTAAGGAGACAGCAGAAAAGAATGAACTTCATGCAAAGCGTGAGGAAATTCTTGCAAATGAAAATTTTGCTTCTATTTCTGAAAAAGATGAAGAAGGAAAATTCATTAATAAGGATTTTGAGAAACTGTATACAAATATGGATAACTACTCTCTCGAAGATTTAGAGAAGGAAGCAAAACTTATCTATGCGGATTCTAATATGAAAACTTTTGCAGCTACCACTGATAAAACTCAGAAAAAGTCAACCGTAAAAGTATTTGCTAATGTAAACAAGTCTAAGAAGGATAACCGTTACGGAAATCTTTTTAGCAAATAAAACAAGAAATATAAATCAATGTAATGACACTCAAATTGAGTGTCTTTTTTAATGCAAAAATTTAAGGAGGAAAAATAAATGATTCAGATGACTATTGCAAAACATGCAGTGGCTTTCCCTTCTAAAGTTCTCGCAAGAGATGGTGGAAAGCATATTTATAACATTCAGTTAGCAGAAGCAGCAAGTGCTTATGTAGACAACGGATGGTTCGTTGGTAAGGGTGAATTCGTAGAGTTAGATCTTTATAAAGCAGCAGCACCTACTTCATTTGAAGGAAAGGTCGTTGGTAAGGCAAATAATGGGAATTTCTATGTAGAAGTAGTAACTCCTGGAGATGCCCTGTTTGTATACCAGGTGCCAATGATCGAGGAGACATATAGCAACACATTTAAGAAAGAAAGCAACTATACAAATGCTCCTACTCAGGTAGTTAGAGCTTATGAACTCGCAGTTGGTGATGTAGTTGAAATTTCAGCAGATGGATTTTCTGGTGAAATCGCTGTTAAAGACGGTGTTGAACTCAAAGCTATTTCTGGTGTAACTGCCGCTATGCAGCTTACAAAGAAAGCCTAATTTTTGAGAAAGGAGAAATAAATAAATGTTAGATACAAGTGTAAAAAATCTTATGTTTGACCTCGGTGCAGGTCGTGAAATTTATGATACCGATTCTAATCGTGTAATTTCTAAGGCAGAAGCTAGTGACACAATTAGAAAGGCTTGTTTTGAATACCTTGGACTTACCAAGGATTCTTCTAATAAGCAGATTAAGAGAGCGTTAAATTCTGAGAGAGGAACACAGTTCTTCGAGGTAATTGAGGAAATTATTGATACTCAGATTGCTCATGGTCTTTCTGAGAATGAGTTTTTCAACAATTATGTTGAGTCAAAGAATATGAAAGATGGAGACGTAAATGAATTCTGGGCTGATGATGAAGTATTACTTACTGTAAGTAAGGTTTCAGGTGATTCACATGACTTTGATAGTAGAGTCCGTGTAGCGTAAGTTGCATGAAAAAATATGTATTTAACTGCTGGAAACCCCTAAAGTTAGTCACACTACAACGTAGACATGAAATATAGTCAAGCGTGAAAGTTACGAAAGTAGAAAAAAGTGATTAAATGGCACAAGGTTAAATCCTAAATGCTAATTATTCTTTTAAACAGAGAATAATAAAATGGGCAATCAGCATCGAAGTCTCGAATAGAGAAACGCTCAACGACTATCCCATTGGTTATAGAAATATAACAACAGGAGTACGGCTCAAGTGAGTGGGTGAAAATCCCTTAAATGGAAATGGTACACATCCAAAATTGGATGAAGATATAGTCTGTTCTCATATGAAAGTATGAGGAGTTATTAACTCAACTGGGAGCAACGTCCCAATAAAATATTATTTTCCAAAACGTAAAAATAGAAACGAGATGATGCAATTGAGAAGTAAAGAAAATACTATTTGTGGAATTTATTGCATCGAGAATTTAATAAACAAGAAAAAATATATAGGTCAATCAGTCAATATATATAATAGATGGTCTTCTCATAAAGGTGAATTAAATAGACATTGTCATTGTAATGGGCATTTGCAAAATTCATGGAATAAATATGGAGAAGATAATTTTAAGTTTTATATATTAGAAAAATGTTCAAAAGAGAATTTGGATGAAAAAGAAATATATTACATAGATACATTTAAAACATTAAATGAACACTATGGATATAACGATAAAAATGGTGGTCAGGACGGATCGGTTTCTAAAGAAGCTAATAAAAGAAGAAAACAATCATTAAAAAAATATTACGAAGAAAATCCAAATAAAAAAGAAGAACTTTCAAAAAGAGCCTTTAAGCAATGGAGTAATCCAGAAATAAAAGCAAAAATTCTTGGTGAAAATAATGGAATGTATGGTAAAACTCATACAAAAGAAGCAAGGCAGAAAATATCAGAAGCACAAAAAGGACATATTTCAAAATATAGAAATTTAACACCTGTATTGTGTATTGAAACAAATAAAATATATGAGTGTTCTGCTGAAGCACAGAAACAATTAAAAATTACAACTTCCATATTAGAAGTGTGTAAAGGAAATAGAAAAACGGCTGGTGGTTATCACTGGCAATTTGTGGAAAATAATATATAAGTTAAACATAAAGATCTATCCAGCGTTTAGGTTCTGGTCAGTCTTATCATGTTGATACAGCAGTATATGGTATCAAGGTTGGTGGAGATATTCGTCTTTTCTTAACTGGTCGTAAGGATTGGGGTGCTTTCGTGGATGCGGTTGTTAAGGCTTATATCCAGAAGGTTCAGACACTCATTTCTTCTCAGTTTGCAAATGGTGTAAACCTTATTCCTGTTCCTGCTACTCTCAAGGGTACTGGTGCTTTGGCTGCTTCTACAAAAGCTCAGTTTGATGCAATTATCGAAAAGGTTGGTGCTGCTAACGAAAGCGGTGTTGTAATCATGGGTACTAAGACAGCATTAAAGTCTCTTAATGCTCTTACAAAGGTTGATTGGGCTGATCCTGCTAATTCAATCAAGGAGTCTGTAGCAAACACAGGTATTATCGGTGGCTACGAAGGAACACCTCTTATGGAGATTCCACAGAAGTTTACTGATAAGTCTCTTGCTACTCCTATCGTTGATAACAAGAAGCTCTATATCATGCCAGCAGTTGATGATAGATTTATCAAGTTTGTTGACTATGGAGAGACTGAACTTGAAGTAAACGAAAAGGGTGCTACTAAGGATGATATGCAGTCTTATGAGGTACAGAGACGTATGGGTGTTGCAACTCTTATGACTCGTTATCATGGTGAGTGGGATCTGTAAGATTTACTTATAGGTTAATTATATGGAGAGTGGATTGCCACTCTCCTAATTTTGAAAGGAATTGAAAGGAAATGGCATATACAAAGAAAACTACTGCTACTACTGACAGTACAGAAAAGGCAACAAAAACTACAGAAGTTAAAGAAAATATTAAAACATTTTCACCCGAAGATACTATTTCATGTCGTTCATTAGTAAGTGGTGGACTTTATATCGAGGGAGCACGTTCACATATCCTTTATAGTTGGGCTGATTGTGGAGATGTAGTTGATGTTGAATATAGAGATTTAATTTATCTCGTTAGAACTCGTGAAGATGTAAACATTTATTCACCAAGAATTATTATTGAAGATGAAGATTTTGTTGAACAGAATAAATCTGTAAAAGACTTATATGAGTCTATGTATGAAACAAGTGACTTAAATGAGATTTTAAATCTTCCTGTTCCACAGATGTCAGAAACAATTAAGAAACTTCCAAAGGGAGCAAAGGAAGCCCTTAAAGGTATTGCTTCTACAATGATTGAATCTCACGCTCTTGATTCAGTTCACAGAATTAAGGCTCTTGATGAAATTTTTGGTACAAAAATGTTACTTACATTAGTTCAGGAATAGTAAAGGAGGCTCACAATGACGCTTCCATACGAAACAATTTTTTCACGAGCAAGAGGACGAATTTCAGATATGAAAGAACTTTCTCTTGACGAAAACGATCTTAATGAAACATGGACTGAACGCTTACGCATGGTTGCAGGTGATGAACGAGTTATTAGAAAATTCGCTTCATTTAATATGGATGATGAAATCCAACAGATTGAATTTGAGATGCAATATCCTGTTAGCGATTTTGCAGATAAGGAATATGTTATAGGATTGTTCACTCTTGGAATGACAATTGAATGGTTAAAACCACAGGTTGACTCTGCAAAATTTACTGCTAGAGCTTTAGGGACAAAAGAAGAAAAAAACATGCAGAATCCATATAAAGATATGCAAAGTAGATTGGATACATTACAGCATGAATTTAGTAGAAAACTTGCAAGTCATGGATATATTAATAATTCATATGTGCGAGGTGAATAACTATGGAATATATATATGGTTCGTTCACTAAAAGACAAATTAAAGAAGTTGCACATGCAATGCATAACGATGTCCATAAGTTATTACTTTATAAGGATAATCGAATAGTAGAAAAAATATTTGAGAATGATGAAGCTTTTCTTATATTTTTTCAGAATGTCATGTTTAAATTTAGTGGAACAAAAACTCTATTTAATAATAATGGAATTATGGTCACACTAATGGCTACTTTGCAAGCCGCTTATGACGAAGTTACATCCGATGAGTTTGATTACATGACATTTCGTAGGGCTATTTTAGATAGTCACAATTACATTAAGCAGATGTTTGAAGGAGGTGTCGGTGATGCCAAGCTTACAGACAGCACGGCGAATCGCTAACGCCAAAACAAATAATGCGAAAACTTTAGGTCAGATTTATAAAGAAGAATCTGATTTTTTGATGGAAGAAACTTGGGATAACAGTATTGCTTCCAAGACTTGTTACATTTATGACTATTTTCATGATGACTTCTTCGCAGACGAACATGGAATTACACGTTCTCTTGCTGAAGGTATGACTTATGAAAATACCAATAAGACAAAGATTGACGCAAAGTTTATTGTCAAATCTTATCAGTCAATGGACAAAGATCAAGTAGAATACTATCTTATGTTTCGTCCAAGTCAGCCTGTAAGATTCAATGAAGGTGATGACCTTTATTATTATGAGACTGATTTTAGGAAACGCTATGGGGCAACATTTCCGATAGGACTTTTCGTGGACGTTCCAGATGATAGAGGAATTTATCATAAGTGGATTGTCTGTCGTGATGAACCTGCAAATCAGTTTCCAAAGTATCTGATTTTACCAGTCAATTACGAACTTACATGGATTGAAAAATCTAACGATAAGCGCATCAAGAGACGTATGTGGTGTTGTTTAAGACAACAGAATTCCTACACTATAGGGACTTACACAGACCGATATTTTACACATACTGATAATCAGTCAAAAGTTTGGTTGCCAATGAATTCTATAACAGAAAAATTCTGGTATACAGATGATGATGCAAAGAATATGCGTGTAATCGTAAGTGCATTAACTGAACACCCGACTGTATGGACTGTGACAAAATGTGAGACGGCTTCTACTCTTGGGTTACAAAAACTTACACTGTACACCAATTTCTTTAACGAGCATACTGATTATGTCAATCTTGAAACAGGCGAAATGTATGCGAACTATTTCGATTCAGAAATCGCTCCAACAGATCCATCTACTCCAACCACTCCCCCATCTTCTATTACAGCAAGAATTTCAGCATCCACTTCAACAATCAAAGTTGGTGGCAGCTATAAAAATCTCACAGCAAATCTATTTAATGATTCCAATGAAGATATTACAACTGAATATGCTGATGCAACTTTTACATGGACTTGCTCTATTGACGATGAAGATTGGACTGATAAAGTTACATGGCGAGCTGGTACAGAGTACAACCAAAAGAAAGTAAAGTTTCCTAATGACACTTCCGTTATCGGCAAAATACTGTCTATTAAGTGTGAAATTGTTAAGGATTACTTGCCGATTAAATCTGAAATTTTGCCGTTGGAATTAATCGAATAGGAGGTGTTTTATGGCAAAAAATAAAATGATAACTAAAAAAGATTTACTTACAAAACTTCGTGCTTATAAAGAATCTCCTGATGATGATGTGATTCGTATCAAAAAAAAAATTGAAAAGATTTTTCTACAGTGTCCTGAAATATTATATGCACTTAATGAAAAAAAACTTGAATCAGAACTTTTTGATGATGACGGAAATATTAATTGGGAATGGAATGAAGAATTAGGTGAATATGAACCACTTGGAGAATGGGATAATTATATTGGTAGTACAGCAAATATACGTCCATTCTTATTTATTCCTGATACTCAGACAGAAGTTAAACATTATATTTGTTATCAAGTAGGAACTGATGAAAATGTCAGATATAATCCTACTGAAAAACTTCTTAATATCACATTTACCATTTTTGTACATGGAAATGATAGAGTTGATAAATTAACTGGTATACCAAGACATGATTTATTAGCTGCGCTTATTAGGGAGAATTTTGCATGGACTGGTTTTGAAATTGAAAAACCTACACCAATATGTAATAAAGAATCTACAACAGATAATAATTATCTTGTTCGTACATTACAGTATCAATGTGTACTTCCAAACGATCTTGTTATTTCTTCAAATGGTACTACTTCTTATAAGAATAAGAGGTGGTAATAATGGATAAAATGTTTTCTAATAATTCTTTTATTCAGCAAACTATAGAACAACAACTTTCAGATGAACAGATTCAAGAAGTTGAAGAATTAGGATTCAATCCTTTAAAAATGTATTTTGGTGAAGATTATGTAATAAATGAAAAAATTATAATTCATCAACCATCTATTCAAGACTTTATTGATTCAAATAGTGAAACTGATATTTATGGAGTAATTACACCATTTGTATCGAATACAACGGCTTATAGACTTCAACTTTGGGATATGGGCATTGATTGGAATAAAATCAGTAATCTTGAACTGTTCTCAATTCTCATAAAATCAATAGATTTCAATTATTCAAAATTAATATTTGGAGATATTGATTTTTCCACATTTAAATTATATCAAAAGCAGGTTAATAGAGATACCGCATTAACTTTATATAGTCAAGAATTAGATTTGGAAATAGACGAAGATACAAGAAATAAGATGTGTAAATATATACAGTTTATGTTTAACTCTTTCCCACCAGAAGAAGAATTCACATCTAATAAGACACTTAAACAGGATTTGATAAATAAAGATAGGCAGAAATTAATTCAAAAGAAAAAAGAAGCCTCTGAAAATAAAAATCAGCAAAGTCTTCTATCAATGATTGCTTTTTATCTTAATCATCCTGGTTGTCATTACAAAAAAAATGAATTACGTGAAGTCGGATATTTTGAATTTATGTATAACATTCAGCGACTTCAAATTTATGAATCAACTCGTGCCCTATTTGGTGGAATGTATAGTGGTATGTGTGATTTAAGTAAAGTGGATAAAAACGAATTTAATTTCATGCGTGATGTAAAAATCACAGCATGATTTTTTATTTTATAAAAACAATTTTAAGGAGGAATAAAAATATGGCTTTTAGATTAGGCGATAAACTTTATAAAGAAATTCTTTATGGCTATGCAGAAGATTTAACTACAACAAATCCTTTATATGTACTTACTCAGTTATCAGATGGTAGTGTCGAAGTAACTGCTGAATCTACAGAAGTAAAAGATAAGAATGGTAATTTAGTTAAGAAAATCTGGAAATCAAAGGCTGGTACATTTTCTGCTAAAAATGCATTCGTTAATACAAACATTATAGCTGCTTCAGCAGGAACAACACCTATTTTTGCTTCTAATGGCAATAAGGTAACAATGCCAAAGATGTTCCATGTTAAGAAAGGTACTGATGTTACAATCAAAGATTATGTTACAGGTAGCGTAAAAGTTGCTCAGTATTTTGGTGATGGTTCTATTGGAAAAACATATACATTGGGTGAAGCGGCAGATACAGAAAAGTTTGCAATAGAGTCTACTTCTGGGAAACTCTCTCTTCCTACAGATACAGAAGCCGATATGTTCTTTATTAAGTATCTTAGAGAGTCTGAAACAGGTGCTATGATTCAGAATAAGGCTGATGAATTCCCAAATTCTGTAAAATTCATTATTAAGGCTACATATTACAATCCATGCAAGAAGAATGAATTAAAGGCAGATTATATTGAATTCCCATCATTCCAGGTATCTCCTGAGACAACAGTTCCAATTAATGCAGATTCTGCTGAAATGGACTTTAAGGGAGATCTTGAGATTGATTACTGTGGAGCAGACAAGGTACTTTATAACATTTATGATGCTGATGAAGTTGACGCAGAATAATTTTTAGAGGGTGGATTATTACCACTCTCTTTATTTATGCAAAGGAGTGAGAACTTAAAATGGCAAATAATAGAATTTGTCTTACTTGTGGTAAACCTTATGAGTATTGCGGTTCTTGTCCAAGCAGTTTGAATCTCCCTGTATGGAAAAATATTTTTGATACAGAAAATTGTAAAACTGTGTTTGAGACAGTTAGTGACTATGTTCAAAATGCAATTACTAAAGAATCAGCAAAAGTAAGATTATCAAAATGTGATGTTTCTGGTGTTTTTAAGGACAATATAAAAAAACTTATTGAAGATATTAATAAGGAAGATATTAAAAACACAGATACTAAAGACAACGAGTTTAAAATAAAAAGTGGAAATAAAAAGAAACCTATTTCTACAATAAATGATTGATATATGAGAGTGTGAATTTTAGGGAATACATTTTCATGTGTTATGAATTTTGTATTCCCTATTTTTTACGCTTATGGAATGAAAGGAAATTATGAAATTTGACAAAGAATATTCGACTTCCTATGTAGAAGAAATGAAATTTCTTCGTGATAAGGGGATTCGTTATACATGGGTATATATGAACGAAGATAAAATTTCAGTATGGAAGTATAAAAAAGAAAAACGATTATGGGATGCTTTATCTGAAATGTATTCTAAATATAATTTAGATTAGGTGGTGATTGAATGTATTTAGATAATGCAGCGACAACTCCATTAAAATCGGAAGTTAAGGATTATATTATATCTCTTTTTGACACATACCAGAATCCATCGTCAATGTATCAATCTGGTGTTAATGTAAAACAAATAATTACCACAGCACGAAATAATGTCGCCAAATTCATCAATGCAAATCCAGAAAATATTATTTTTACATCGGGCGGTTCAGCCAACAATACGCTTTTTATTAAAGGTTATACTCAGAGAAATGAATGTAGAGTGTTATACTCTCCTACTTCACATAAATCGGTGCTGAAGTGTGTAGAATCACTTAAATATAAGTGTTTACTTAAAGTTGATTATACAGGAAAAATTGATCTTCAAGATCTTAAAGAATGTTTATCTATAGATACAATGAAGAAGCTTGTAGTTATAGAACATGCTAACTCTGAGATTGGAACAATTCAAGATATAAAACAGATTATTGAAATATGTCATTTTTATAACGCAATAGTCTATGTAGATTGTACAGGTTCTATTAGTCAAATCCCTGTAGATATAAGAACTTTAGATGTTGATGGTTTGGGGTTTTCCGCACATAAGCTTTCAGCTCTAAAGGGCGTAGGTATTTTATATAAGAAGAAACATATCGAACTTGAACCACTTATATATGGTTCACAAGAACAAGGGTTGTTTGGTGGTACTGAAAATGTAATAGGTATAGCCGCACTTGGTAAGGCAGTTGAGAATTATGATTACTCTTCTATTACATCTAATAATCGTAATTATATCTATAATAACATTAAAAATAATATTCCAGATTCATATTTGGTTGGAGCTGATTTGAAGCATAGATTACCACATAATCTATACATATGTTTTAAAGGAATACAAGCTGAATCATTGATGATATTACTTGATATGAATGGGTATCAAGTATCAACTGGAAGTGCTTGTACAAGTGGCGATTTAACACCATCTTCTACTCTATTGGCTATTAAAATGAATAATGGAGATATAAATAGTTGTATAAGAATTACATTAAGTGGTAAAGAAGAGATTACTGAACTGAATACGTTTTGTGAAGTATTGAAGAGGTGTATAGAAACATTAAGACAAATGAATAAATAAAAATAAGGAGGAAATAAATTATGAAGGAAGTTTTTCAAAATATAAATTGGTTAGAACTTTTATCTGCAATCTGGACAATTGTTCTTGTTCCAATATTAACAAAAATATATTCTTATTTTAAAGATAAGAAACTTGATAAGTATGTAGATATTCTTTATAGCGAAGTAAAGAAGGCTGTTAAATCTGTATATGAAACAGAAGTTAAAGATATTAAGGGTACTGCCGATTGGACACCCGAAAAACAGGCAGAAGTTAAGGCTGTTGCCAAGGAAAAGGCTATTCAAGCACTTAATACGATAGTATACAAGACACTTAAGGAAGCTAATACAGATTTTGATTCATATTTAGATAGTCTCATAGGTACGGCTTTATACGATGTAAAGCACGAATAAAGGAGACTATATGAATGGGAGCAATAGAAAGATTAGCTGATATAGATTATGTATTAGTAATACTTGGATTTTTTGCTGTGCTATTTGCGGCAAAGGAAATTATAGAAATATTTGGTTATTTTAAGAAGAAATGGCGTATTAAGACTGGGATTGAACAAGATAAAGAAACATTAGAAAGCAGAATAAAAACACTTGAAAAACATGATAATTGGCAGTATCAAGAAATTCAGAAAATATCTAAAGGTATTGATGATATTAAAGATAATCTTGTAAAAAGAGAACTAAAGGATAAAGAAGAAACAGTTGCTACTCTTAGAGGACAATTATATGGACTTCATGAAAAATTTGTAACGAAGGGATTTATTGATAAATCTGGATTAAAAACATTTATTGAGCTTGGAAAGATCTATGAAGCTGCTGGAGGCGATGATATTTATCACGACAAATTATATCCTGAAGTAATGGCTTTGCCAATTAAAGAAGATTAAATTTCTACCACAGTAAAAATTTACCATGATAAAATTTGTATAAACAAAATATACATATACATATTAACATTATGGACAACAAATTATGGTATTATCGAAATAAAAAGGGGTTAACATTACAGGAATTATCAAGACTTAGCGGAATATCAGTTGCAGCTCTAAATAAAATAGAGAATGGAAACACAAAGGATATACTTCTTAACAATGCTATTACTCTTTCTCATATTCTTAATGTTGATATATATGAATTGTTTTGTATTAAACATTGAGAAAGGAAGAATGAGTATGGGAAAAATGTTTTATAACTTAATATGTGAAGAACTATGTATAACAGGTGGTAAGGTTATATATATTGATACCAATGTTGGAAGTCTTGAAGAAGTACATAAGATAGTAACTGATAATGCTGATAAATACCCAAACGGAAAATGGGAATTATACCCTATGCAATTAGCGGTATAAAAACAATTAAATATAAAAACTTTATGAGAACGAGTCCAATTCAGACTCGTTCTTTTATTTTGTCTAAAAATAAAGGAGGAACTTATGGCTTATAGAATTATAGATGTGTCAAGCAATAATGGACAGCTTGATTGGGATACAATTAAGTCAAGTATTGATGGTGTAATCATTAGAATTGGCTATGGCTCAGATATAGAAAGTCAAGACGATTCACAGGCTATTAGAAATATGCAGGAATGTGAAAGACTTGGCATCCCTTATGGTGTGTACATATATTCTTATTGTCTTAATATAGAAGAAGTAAGAAGTGAAGCTGCACATATATTAAGAATGATTCAGGGATTTAATCCTGTTCTTGGTGTGTGGTTTGATATGGAAGATGCTGACGGATATAAAAGAAATCATGGACTTGTTCCCGAACAGAACGGTGAACTTCTTACAGACTTTTGTATAGAATTTATGCAGATTGTCAAAGACGCAGGATATACAACGGGTGTTTACGCAAATTATAGTTATTTTACTAATGTATTAAACGATGGTAAATTAATGTCCTTTGAAGGATTTAACAGATGGCTTGCACATTGGGGAATAGATGAACCTTCGATGGATTGTCTGTTGTGGCAGTGTACATCAGATGCTGTTATTGATGGATCTTCGGCAAGAACAGATTTTAACTATTATTATGGAGAGTTACCTAATGTTGAACCAGTTATTCCATCTGAACCAATCGAAGACAACTCTGAATCAGATGATATTAAAACAAAATATCATGTAGGAGATTATGTGTCATATCATACAATTTATGCGTCTTCTACTTCCGAAAATGGATTAACACCTTCAATTACGGGGGGTACAATTACTAATATCATTGCATCTGCAAGAAATCCATATCTTATTAACGATGGTACAGGATGGATTAATGATAATTGTATTGTTGAAAATAATGATGAAAATACTTCTGAACCAGAATCTCCTGATATAAAAGAATCTACAGGTCTTGCTCATTCTATTGGCGAATATGTCACATATTCAGCACTCTTTGCTTCTTCAGCTTCCGAAGAACCACTTAATCCACTTTATACAGATGGAACTATTACAGCTATCGCTGAAGGTGCGAGAAATCCATATCTCATCGAGAATGGCAGAGGTTGGGTAAATGATTCTGTTATTAATGGCAGTTCTGCACCAGAAAATACTTACGAAGAACCATCTTATGATACATATGAAGTTGAAAGCGGAGATTGTCTTTCAGCCATTGGTGATAAGCTTGGTGTAGATTGGTATTCTATTGCAGAAGCTAATGGTATCGGAGAACCATATACTATTTATCCAGGTCAATCTCTTATTATACCTAGATAGTATACTAATAATAAAGAAAGTGTGGTTTCATAGTAATTTTTGAAGCCACACTTATTTTTCAAAAAATTATAAATACACATTCAAAATGTCTTTACTACTATCTAGCCATGTAGTAAGGGCATTTTATTTATATGGAGAGTGTGTGGCTAGACCACTCTCCTGCCCCCCTTAATCAAGAAAGGAATGAAAGATATAGAAATTATTGATTTGATTTTAAACCAAGATGTATTGGAGAAATATAATAAATATTATTTCAAACAACATCCTAAAGCAAGGAAAATTCCTATTGAAAGACCAATGCACCCCTCGATCAACACATGGATGATATTACCAAGAATACAGATGAATCAACTTAAACAAAAATGGAAAGATTTTATTGTTTTTTGGATAAAGGACTTAGGTTTACAAGATAAACACTTAGAGTCTTTTGAGATGATATTTACCACTTATATGCCGACAAAAAGGCGTGTGGATTGTGATAACACAGTTCCTAAATTTATCCTAGATGGATTTAGTGAATCAGGTTTTATTATTGATGACGATGGGAAGCATTTACATTCTCTTACATTAAAAACAGGATATGATAAGGATAATCCAAGAACGGAAATAAAAATTATAGTGAAATAAAGGAGAATATTAAGATATGAACAAAACATTAAAGGTATATCAGATAATTAATGTCAATGCAAGAATTAAAAATGTAATTGAAGGTGACTCAGCAATTAATGCTGCATTTAAGTTTAAACTACTCAGATTATATTCAGAAATTCAGGGAGTTGTAAAGGATTTTGAAATGACCAAAGACTCTCTTGTTAATAAGTATGGTAAAGATGTTGTTGACGAAAAGGGTGAAATTGTTCCTAATCAGAAGAGGATTAGTCCTGAAGATGATAATTGGAAAGATTTTATTAAGGAGATTAATGCAGTAAGTGATTCTGATGTAGATGTTAATTTCACGCCTATCAGTGCGGAAGAATTGTTTAGTATGGGATTAGATACTGATGCTTGTGCTGATTTGATACCTATTGTAGAAGAATAATTTATAAAGGAGATAAAGGAATTATGAATAAGATAACAGTTAAGGAATTTGTTGAGGGATATAATAAGTGTGTAGATTCATTAAAGAATAGATATATACAGGAAAAGTTAAGCATTATATCTTACTTACCTGTAAACATTAAAGATGCTATTGCAATAGTCATTACAGATAGAACTATGTTTGAACAGAAAAAATATACTGACGAAAATGGTGAAATAAAATTCCGTAAGACTGATAATATACATGTTAATTCATTTGTTCAGTATATGTTATTTGTTAGAGAGGTTATTGAAAAGTATACAAATCTTATTTGTAGTGATGATACTAATTTTATGGCAGATTATGACTTATTAAAGTCTTCTGGATTACTTGATAAATTAATGTTTGGAGAAATTGTGAATGGAAAAGAAATTCCACCGCTTATTCCTATAAACGAAATATCTGAAATAAGAACTCTTATTGATATGCACAAATCTGATATTATGCAGAATGTGTATGAACCACATACATACATTAGTCGCCAGGTTGAAAGATTTGGAACACTTGCAAATATAACCATAGAGCCACTTATGAAGCTTATTGAACAGAAGATACAGGGTATACCAAAAGAAGATATTAATAAAGTTATTGAACTGGTAAGAGCTGGTGATTTTAAAGAGGTGGAATAAGTTATAATAATTGGAATATTATACGGACTTCTATGCGGATGGATTCTTGCTTTGTTTAATGTAGATGATATTTGTATAGAAGTTTTACAACCATTTATCTCATTTAAATTAACAACAACTCATTATTATTTTGTGTTTGGAGTTGTAGGATTAATATACGGAATAATACAATAACAATTAAACATTTAAGTCCTATATGTGTCACGGCATATAGGACTTTTCTTATGGAGAGTGGTGATACTGCTCTCCTATTTTAGTGTAAAAATAGTGAAATTATAGTGAATATTTGGGAGGTGATGATAGATGGGTTCATTTAGACTAGATCAGAATTTTATAAATAAGATAGAAAAACAATGTCAAGAAAAAGCAAAAAATTTAGCACATGAGGCTTCTGAAAAATTAACAAATCATTATATTACATTGCTTGATTGGTATTATGCCGATTATCAACCAAAACTGAATAAATACGATGAACCATATTATATTCGTACCTTCAATTTATATAAATCAGCTCACGAATATTATAAAAATGGAACTGATAGATTTTATGGTGGTGTTCGTATTGATGGTTCTACTATGAAAGATTATCCAGGAATTAGAAATGATTCAATATCTGGACAGGATTTATTGAGTACATATATCTATAATCCATCTGGTACATGGCATGGTGGTGATTGGTATGGTGGTTATGGAGTTACGGCGAGTTTTAACATTTATAACGAAATGGAAAAATATAAAAATAAATTAATAAAAGACATACAGAATAGGTGCAAAATCTAATAAGGAGGAATTAAAATGGCAAAAGATGGTGTGGTAAGTATTGCTATTGATTATAAAAACGAGCTTAATCAAATGATTCGTGATTATGAATCTGCTTTAACTGAGATGGCTTCAAATGATAAGTTATCAAAAGGAATGAAAGCACAATTTGATAATACAATTGCTGAGTTAAAGCGTTTTAAGGCAGATATGGAAAAATCTTTTTCTGATTTAAGTATCGGAAAAGTGGATAAAAACAGTTTTAAAGCTTTTAAACAAACTGTTAATAAGAATTTTGAATCTGTTCGTGCAGAAATTGATAGATTAGATTTAGCTGTTTCAACTATAAATTCACAGATAAAAATACTTGGAAATGGTGTTGATATAAGTAAGATAAGTAGTCAATTTAAAGATTTTCAAGATTATGTACAGAATACAAATAATGCTATTGATAAAATGATTAAAAAACTTGATAGTCAAGGCATTTCATTAATATCATTTGATGATAGCGCAATAAATCAAGCAAAGTCTCAGATAAAAGAAATTAATAAATTACTTAAAAGTACAGATGAGTTTAGCGATGCAAAAGGCTCAAAATATGAATTATTTGATACAGAACAAGCTCAAGCAGAATTAGATGTTCTTGCCAAAGATTTAAAAAATACTCTTGAATTAATCGAAAAATCTGAATCGGAACTTTCAAATTTTGATAAAAATAGCATCGGTTTTGAAAAAACTATTAACCAAATCAATATATTGAAATTAAAAGCTGCCGATTTACACGATTCTATTCAACAGTTAATAGATATTCCCGATAAAACAGGAGAATATACATTTGGTGATTCAATACTTATTTCTGATGACAATGTTGATAAAAAAGTATCTGAATATGAAAAAATTGTAAAAGGAACTTTAGATGAAATTCGTGAATCTGCCATCAAAACTCGTGAAGAGTTAAAGAAAATTGTAACACCTACCTCTTCCAAAACAGCTTCTACAAAAATATCAGATAAACTCAACCCAAATTCAGCAGAATTAGTAACTGGTGTAACAATTGAAACCACTTCATCTGAATTATGGAAAAAGTTATCTCCTATTATTGAAGATTTAAAAAATATCCTTAATAAAAATCCCGTTGTTGCTCCTGTAAAACTTGTAGTAGCACCAAATGCAGTATCTTCTGAAAAAAATGGTGAAGTTGGCACTATTAGCAAATCTTATTCGAAGAAGTATCAAAGAGAATTAGCAAAAACTGGTGAAGATGCAGTTATTGATTTAGAGGGTGTTTATAAGAAAACATTTACTTCTATAATGGATGAAGCTGTTTCTTATTCTAAGGAAACAATTTCTAAAATTCAAAATATCTTTGAATCTTCTCCTATTAAATTACATTTTGATTTTAATGAAGAAGAATTTAAGAAAATATCAGATGCACTTCTCTCTTCTGATTCTGATAAAAAGATTGACATTACAGATCAGATTGCAGAATCAAAAAAGGAGGTTAATGAACTTGCTGAAAAACTTGCCGAAGTTAATGAATTATTAAATTCAGCAGATTCAAAGGATTTTAGTTTTAAAGGGTTTGATAAATTCGCAGAAGAAATTTCAAAAAGCCTTGGTCAATTAGTCGAATTACAGTCAATGTTAAAGACATTACAGAATATAGAATCTACTCTCGCTAGAGCATCAGGTGTAAGTAGTGTCACTGATATTGAAACACAGTGGCAGAATGTATCTAAGTTAATTGAGAATTCTATTAAGTTAGATGGTACTTTTAGAAAAAATGCAAATGTAGATAAACTTGCTTCAGAATATAACAAGTATCTCAATATGGGTGGTACTAATGAGTTATCATTTATTGGAAAGGTTGGGAAACTTGAAAATAGCAAGAATATTATGGAAGCTATTCTTTCAAAAGCTAAAGAGCTAAATTCTCAAAAAGTAGATACATCTTCTGTAGATAAAGCAGATAATGAATTGAAATCAGTATCTTCTACTCTCGATGACGTTATCTCTCGTCTTGACCATATGATAAATTTGACAAGAGATATTGGTAATACATTTTATAAAATGTTCAAAGACACTTCTGTTAGTGATATAGATAAACAGTGGTCTTCTATCGAATCTAAGTTCAAATCTATTGCTGATGAATCTGGCAAAATAAATCTCTCTGAACAGAAAAAAGATATTCAAGAATTAGTTGAAATGTACCAAAAGTATGCAAATACTGGTGGTATGAAAACTCCTTTTGATTTAACAGATAATGCAGAAACCATTAAAAAAATAAATAAAGTCTATGAACAGATGAATTCAAAAAAAAATAGAACTTCTGTTACGAATGAGTCAAAGAATTTCATTAAAGTAGAGGATTCTGTTAATAGTCTCACTTCTGCTATTAATACAAAGACTGAAGCTATTAAAACAGAAGCTAATACAATGGAATTAGCTGCAAGAGCTGAAGTCAAATCTATTCAGAAGATTATTGATGCATTAAATCCATTAATTGAGAGAATAGAAAGTATTCCTGAATTAAAGATACCAAAAGAAGATACTATTCTTCCACATAAGAAATCGAATATTTCATCTGGAATGAAAGACGCATTTCCTTCTAATGAAGAAGTAAAACAGAAAGAAAAGTTAGCTGAAGCAACTAGAAAACTTCATCAAGAAGAAAAACAGTCAAGTCAAGATTCTGTTAATTCTGCGTTAAAAGATCAAGTTTCTGCATGGAAACAGATTCAATCTATTCGTGAAAAAATAGCAAAGGCTGATAATCCAGATTTTATTAACCAACTCCAAGAAACTAAAAGATATTACCAGCAACAGTATTTAGATGCAACTAAAATTCTAAAATCTAATCAAGATTTATACGATGCACAAGGACAGTTAAATAGGCTTAAACAAATTGAGTTAGAAACAACTGCAAAAATCAGTCAATATCAAAGTAAAAATACTGAAAGTGTTTCAAAGTATAATCAATCTCTTAAAGATAACGCAACTCAAAAATTGTCTACTTATAATGATTCTTCTAAATATACTCCTGAGTTTATTGAACAAGTTAATTCAAAAATTTCAGAAATTGGACAACTTGATATTACGAAACCAGAAGATGTTGCTAGATTAAAAACAATTGACAGTGAAGTTCAGAAAATTGTCGATGATTCAAAGTTATTAGAGAATAAACTTGTTAAACAAGATTCTAAGATTGCTGACATTATATCACAGATGAAGATTTTTAGGTCACAAAATACTAATATGTCTTCATCACAAAAACAAGCATTAGATGATGTAATTAATTATGCCGAAAAACTTGCAAATACTGGTAAGGTAACTGCCCCACAAATAGAAAAGATAAAAATATCATTTTCTGGATTAAAAGCTGTAGTTGCATCAAGTGGTAATATGGGCAAAAACTTCTTTAGTCAAATCGGTAATCGTCTTACTGATATGAACAGCAAATTTGTTGCTCAGTTTTTGAGTTGGCAAGATTGGATAAGATATATTCAGCAAGGCATAAATACTGTTCGTGAACTTGATACAGCGATGACTGAAGTTCGTAAGGTATCAAACGCTACAGAAACACAATATGCATCATTTAGAGATACTGTATCTTCTACTGCAAAAGAGATTGCAACAACAAATAAAGAATTACTTAATTCTAGTGCAGATTTCTTAAGATTAGGATATAGTCTCGATCAAGCAAGCGATCTTGCTAAAAACGCCACATTATTTGTTAATGTCGGTGATGGTGTTGATATTACAGAAGCTACCGAAGATATGATTACAGTTATGAAAGCTTTTGATATTCAAGCTGAAGATAGCATTAAAATTGTTGATGATTATAACCAGATTGGCAACCAGTTTGCGCTCTCTGCTTCTGATATTGGTGAAGCAATGAAACGTTCTGCATCTGCTCTTGAAACAGGTAATAATAGTTTTGAACAAAGTATCGGTCTTATTACTGCTATGAATGAAATTGTTCAAAATAGTGAAAACACAGGTAACTCTCTTAAGGTTTTAAGCCTGCGTTTAAGAGGTGCAAAGGCAGAATTAGAGGATATGCAGGAAGACACAGATGGTCTTTGTGATTCAACCTCTAAGCTTCGTGAACAAATTAAATCTTTGACTGGTGTTGATATTATGTTAGATGACAATACATTTAAATCAACAACAGACATTATTAAAGAATTAGGTGCTGTTTGGGATAAATTATCCGATTCTTCACAAGCTGCAACTCTTGAACTTATAGCTGGAAAATCAAGGGCGAATAATGTAGCGGCGTTACTTAAAAACTATCAAAGAATTGATGAAGTTATGGAAAGCCTTGGTGATGCCGAGGGTTCAGCAATGCGTGAAAATGAAGCTATAGTTGATTCAATCGATGGACGAATTAAGAAACTATCTGCTTCTATGGAAGATTTTTGGCAAAAAGCAATAAATACAGATTTTGTAAAAAATATTGTATCATCACTTGATACCATATTAAATCTATTAACAAAAATCATTGATCAGTTCGGTTTACTTCCAACTATTATTGGTGTTGGTGGTGCAGGTATCTTTAAGTTTATTAAGAATTTTGATTGGGTTTTAAAACCTTACACAAAAAACTCTCTCCAACAGTTTTTAGTTGGTCAATCATAGATAAGAGAATAACATAATGGCGTTGTAATCAAGTCTATGGATACATGGGATTCTTAATAAAAAACTCTGCAAACACTTTAGCGGAGTATAAACTTTACATGGAGGAATAAATGCTTGAATGCTTGGTAGCTTAACAAACTACCCACGGATCACATAACAAACCATAATCCATATAGTTATATTGGATGAGGTTGCGAAAGTAGAAAAAATTGTATATGTGGATATATGAGAATATCAAGGAGACTTGATAGGTGTCTAAGTATCATTAACAACGGGCAACGAGCAGGACGGTACTCTACATTTTATAATGTTGACCATATATAGAAATGAAAGGTCATGTATAGAGAATAACTATATAAGAGAGCAATCCCCAACGACATACCCATCCTCTAAGTGAGTCATCGCCTTAAGTATGACATTCGCTTATAATGCATAGTGTACATTGCGATTTCGGAATTCAGTAATGTACTTGAGCGTGTGTTTCACTCAACTAGAAAATTTAAAAAATAACTTATAAATAAAATAAAATTTACGGAGGTTTTATTATGGTAAAATATGAAGAAAGAAATTGGTAATTTAATATAAAAAAAGAATAATAAAATAGAGAGTAGGAAAATCTACTCTCTTATGTAAAAATGATAATAATATTCCCTCACTAGGTTCACTACATAATTTTAAGAATAACTACTAAAATAGTGACCGCAATCACAAATTTTTTCATACTATCAAAATCAAAATTAATTAACATGGTAGTTCCCTCCTTTTAAAATTATATAAAAAGAGAAGATGTTCTTAAGCCTCAGTAAAAGACAGCCGTGTAGATATTACCTAGCTCCCATATTGCATTGTTTTCAATGCTTCCACCTCAGAGAGTATTATAATCGTTTTACCATAATTTTACAATCCAGAACAATAGTTCTAATTTTATAATTGTGAGTTAATGTACTCTTCTCTTTCGGATTTCGTCATTGAGAAGAATTTTTCAAATTCTATATCAAGATTTTTGCATTCAATGTTGCATGTTCTGCATATACATTTTATATAATGCGTGTAGGTAATTCGGTGGCAATTAGGACAATAATGGATTTTAAACATAATGTAACTCCCTTACATGATATCTAAATTAGTTGTATTATTAATTGTAAATCATTACATATTATCCTTTTCAATATCGAGCGTTATTTTATCATCGTTTAATAAATATTCTCTATGATAGAATTTAGTAATATCCATATCTAATGCTTCAATTACCCTACAAGCAGTTTGGAAAGTGGCTGATTCTATTTTACGCTCCCCACTTTCAAATTTTTGATACTGTTGAGGTAAAATTCCTGCTTTTTCAGCGACCTCTTGTTGGGTTAATCTAAGATTGATTCTTCTTTCTTTGAGTATGTTAGATGTTGTTAATAATTTAAAAAATTCTGTTTTCATATTACCTTCCTCTTACATTCATTTGAGTGAATTTTACATTCAGGTGAATGTTTTGTCAAGTATGAAAATATTAAACAAATGTTCTTGTAGATATATGCCAAATATTGGTATATAATATCATTATTATATATTGATGATTGGGGAATTCTATATGCAAATACCAATACGAGAATTAAAAACACAGTTAAGAAATAATATAGATGAATGTAAGAATACTCTATCTTATGAAAATATTACTGTATCAAAATCAATCTTTGGGTTATTTTCAAAATTGATAAATAAGTTCGAAAGAACAAAATCATACCAAACAGGATTATTTATTAAAAGTATGAATGATTGGCTTGACAGATATGAGCAGTGTCATAAGCCACTTGATGCTAAGATTGGCGATATTAATGTCGGTGATATATTTATGGTTGATTGGAATTTGTCATATACACCAGAATTGTCTTATGAACATCCTTGTGTAGTAATAGAGAAAGTAGGTGATTTCCTTTTTGTTTTACCTGTCTCTGGGCAAAAAACAATATATTGATATGGGATATCATCCAATAAACAATAAATCAGGTGATAAAAATTATAGAATTGTAGATACATCTGATGGTTTTAATAAACAATGTGTAATTCACATTAACCAAGCAAAGGTTATTAGTCAAACACGTATTCTATATAAAATGGGAAATTTGACTACAGATACATTAGGGGAATGTAAGCTATTTGAAGAAATTAAAGATACTATGCTTAACACATATTTTCCTAATGAATATAATAAACTATTAGAGGAAAATAATGAATATAAAAGAAAATTAGATTATTTATCTATACAAAGAAAGTGTAATCAATCACGTGCAGATAAGTATAGAAATGAAAATGAAAAATTAAAGCGTGAAATTGAACAACTTAAGATAAATTTGAGTAATTTAGAAAATAATTGACAAACTAACATTATAATGTTATTATAATTACACATATAAAATATTTATTTTTATATGTCGGACAGCAAGACTTATTCTTACGAATAAATACCTTGCAAAATTAACAAGATTGTGAACATTAGTTCACCAGGACTTCTTCGATGTACGGAAGAGTCCTCTTTATACTAACAACGAAGAGCAGGAGGTTAATCCTGCTCTTTTATATTACTCTTCTTTTCTATTATCTCATCAGTCTTTATCTTCAGATCCGCTACATTCGTCACTGTGTTCACAGAATTCACAATAACATTCATCTGTATAATCACCTGTTTGCCAACATAGTTCTGTTGGAGACATATCATTGTTCATAAACTCACCACTCCTCTGCTTAAAAATATCTTAATTATACACTTGTTATTTTATCAAATTATTATATGTGAGGTGAATCAATATGAAATTATCTATAAAGATTAAAATAAATGAAATACGAGAACTGAAACCAATTGTTGAGTATATAAAGAACTTGGAGAATAATTCTCCCGAACTCAATACAGAGATAGAAATTGAGCTGGGAGAATAATTATTAGTTTTCTTTTATAACTTCAATAATTGAAATTTCTGACTTAGAGATGGTAAATGCATTAGTGTCAGAATATAAATGTAAATCATATCCAACTGAATAATGATGATTAAATATTTCTTCATTTTCAAGATTGTATTCTAATACGCCTTTATGACCATAATAGACCTTATTGATATGGTTGTATTCTTGCACTTTACCATCTTTGTTTTTAATTTTAAATGTATACATAGTATCCTCCTCTGTAATTTGATATTACTATCATACTACATTAAGGAATATTTTACCATTCGGAACATTAGTTCTTACTTAAAAATCACTCTTACAATTATTACAGTGCCATTGTTTTTTTACCTTTTGTGAGAATATACCGAACATCGCTACTGATGTTGCTTTTGATACTCCTGATATTTTCTTACAATTTGTTGAATTACAATATGGACAATGAACTTTATTTAACCAATCTTGTGCTTGGGCGTTAGCTTGGGCGATTTGCTGTGGGGTAAGGTCGGGAATCGCAGGATTGTTTTCTTTAGTTCCATATTGTTTACTTAATTCACACCATAGTTGTTGAGCATCGTCATCTGAACAATTTGTTAATTCTTGAATAAACTTTATTCCTTTTAATGTTTGATTTTGAGCAATTATCACCAACATTTTTGTTGCTTCCGTGCTTTCAATTTGATTATCAAAATAATATTTTGCTTCTTCGTAATTCATAATAACCCCCCTTTTTTTGTTTTTATTATATCAGACAACTCATAAATACGCAATTAAAGACTGTTGGAGAGTCTGTTAGCGTTATATCAAAACTTAAAGAAGCTTTAAAAGAAATAGACAATATTGGTACTGTTGGATTTGGTACGGCTATTAAAGGATTGGGAGCATCATTAAAATCGCTTGCTGCCGCTCATCCTGTATTACTTGCTATAACGGCTGCTATAGGTGCAATTTATGCTACCGTAAAAATCGTTGACGCTTGTACGACAAGTTTTGATGAATTAAAAGATAAAATATCCAACTTAAAACAAGATGTTTCTGATTCTGAATCAACTTTAAAAGATTATAAAACTCAGCTTGATGAAATAAATCAGAAAATAACTGAAATTAACAATCAAGATTCTTTAAGTTTTACAGACGAACAAGAGTTAGAAAATCTCAAAAATCAGAAAACTGAGCTGGAAAATATGTATAATATTGAAAAAGCTCGTCATGATTTAAAGCAAAAAGAATTAGAAGATACTGCTAATAAATATTTTAATAAGAAAATAACACCTTCCTTATCTAAAGAATATAAGGATTATTCGGTTGTAGACGAAGATGGATTTGAAAAAAAACTTACAAAGCTTGATATAATGAATCTAGCCAAAGAAAGAATGCTATTAAATCAATCTAGGTTAGATACATTAAATGAAGAATATAATAATAAATCAAACCCTTCCAATAAAGAAACTAAAGAGTATGAGAAAAAGAAGGCACAACTTGAAAAAACTCGTAATGATGCAAAAAAAACTGCATTGGACATCCAAGAGGAAGCAAAAGAACAAGTTGAAGGCTTAGATTCAACTTCTGACACCTATAAAAAAGTTACAGAAGCTTCGCAGGAATTATCTGATGCGTTGGCAAGACTGAATAATGACTGGGATAGTCTATCTGATAAAGGTAAACGAGAGGATTTATCTTCTAAAATATCAAAAGAAGCTAAAAACTTAAGTTCGGATGATATGAAAAATATTGACAATTATCTTTCAACCTTATCTGATGATGATTTAAACATTCTTGCTAATGTGACTTTCGATGAGAATACTACAGTTGAAAGTCTTAAAGAAGTTATTAAAGCCGCTCAAGAAGAAGCTAACAAAAGTTCGGTAGATTTACCTGTCAAAACATTTGATCCTACTTCTCTTCTTGAAGAATCAGATGATAAGACTAAGACAGCAACATTAGCAGACCTTCAGTCAGAAGCAGATTTGCTATCTTCTATTCAGAAGGAAATGTCTGAAACAGGTCGTATCGGTGTCGATTCAATGCAGAAAATTATCAAGCAGTATCCAGAAGCAAAAGACGCTTTAGGTCAGTATATGCTTGGTATTATTTCACAGGAAGAGTTGTTTGATCAGTTACAGGGTGTGTATGAGGATGATAAAAATGCTTATATTTACTCACTTGTTGAGAAGTCTAAGTATGATGGTACATTCTATTCTAACCTTGTAAACACAAATAATGATTTCTTTGCAGGCTTATCTGAAGCGTATGGCGAAGATTTCAGTAACTATAAAAATCTCGCACAGGCTAAACAGAAGATTGATGATCAGCTTATTAAATATCTTTCTGGTATGTGGGGTAAATTCTATCAGACTACTATAGATACAGCAACAGGGTTAATGTCATTAACTTCAAAAGCTACTTCTATGGATGATGATATGGATTTAGGTTTATATTTGTATGATAATGGTGCAGATGAAGAGACAAATGCCATTGCTGAAATGCAGAAAATGGTTGATGATTACAATGCTTTACAGAATATATCATTTGAGTCTGCTTTTAATGGTATTGATTTATCATGGCAAGGTTTTTCAGGTGACGATTCATCATCTTCCAACGATTCATCCTCTTCACAAACAGAACAAGATGTGGACTGGATTGAACGCTTAATCAATAAGATTTCTACAGCATATTCACGTCTAAAGAATGTTGTATCAGATACAACAACTACATGGCTCAATCGTAATAACGCATTATCAGATTCTATGAGTACACTTGCAGATGAGATAAATGCACAGTCAGATGCTTACGAATACTATATGAATGCATTTAATTCTTATGGTCTTGATGACTATTATAAGAATCAGATTGCAGATGGTTCTATAAGCATTGATGTTATTTATGATGATGACTTGAAGAATGCTATATCTGATTGTCAGGATTTCTATGATAAAGCACAGGATGCTAAAACTGCTGTTCAGGAACTTAATATTGAATTAAAAGGGCTTGCTAAGAGTAGGTTTGATAATGTAGCTTCTGAATTTGAAAAGAAGATTTCATATTTCAAAGATTATTCAGACCAGCTTCAGAAGGAAATGGATATTATCACCACTAAGGGTTGGTTCTCTTCTACTTCCATTAACGAAGGTATGAAAAAGGTTGAACAGGATAATCTTGACAGACTTAAACAGGAAAGAAATGCTTTAATGAATGCCTTAAATTCCGCTGTTGGTTCTGGTAAAATAGAGAAATACAGCGAAGATTGGTATGACATGCAGAGTTCTATTGACTCTGTTACATCTTCTATTCTTGATGCTGAGAAGGCTCTTATTGAGTATGATAACGCTATCAGGCAGATTAAGTGGGATGCATTTGATAGAACAAGAGATGATGTAGAGAATCTTATTAGTGAAACTGAATTTCTTGTTGAATTATTAAAAGATAAAGGTATTACTGACGACAATGGCAATACTACTGCTGAAGGTAAAGCTGCACAGGCGTTACTTGTTCAGAAGTATCAATTATATCTAAATCAGGCTCAAAAATATAAAGATGAAATTCTTAAAATTGATGAGGAACTTGTTAACAATCCTTATGATAAGGAATTATTGGATAGAAAACAAGACCTTATTGATAAACAGCAAGAAGCTATCAAATCAAGTATTTCTGAAAAAGATGCCATTAAGGATCTGGTCAACGATGGATATAATGATTTATTGAACGCTTTACAAAAAGTTATTGACAAACAAAAAGAGAGTCTATCTGCCGAGAAGTCACTGCATGATTATCAACGAACAGTTGCTGAACAAACTGCTACTATTGCTCAGTTACAGAAACGATTATTAGCTTTACAGGGTGATAATTCTGAAAGTGGTCAATCTCAAAAACAATCTATAAGTTCAGAGCTTAAAGATGCACAAGACCAGTTAGAAGAAACAGAGTACGAACAGTACATTGAAGATCAGACTAAGATGTTGGACGACTTAGCGACACAAGCTGAAGAATGGATAAATACTCGTTTAGACAACCTTGATGGTCTTATTCAACAGATTATTGATGATAGTAATACTCATAGCGGAGAAATTAAAGATACTATCACTAATACTGCTAATGAATTTGGTATAAATCTTAGCGATGGTATGAAGAGTATTTGGGAAACAAATACAAATAACATTAATAATAATATTACTTCTGTATTTAATGATTTCGGAACAAAATTTGATAATACAATGACAACACTTAATAATGTTGTTAGTGGTATTGAGAGCAAAGTTCAGGAAATGCTTAGTCTTGCTAATGAAGAAGCTGCACAAAGACAAGCCGAACTAGAAGAACAGAGAAGACAACAGGAAGCTGCTGAATCTAACTCATCTTCATCAGGTGATTACAGTGAACCTGATTATGATTGGGATGATATTGGCGGTGGAGATAGTGATTCTTCTAGTGGTGGAGATGGCGTTGATTGGATATACTCTCCTGACTATTTCCCAAAAGATCAATTGAATGTAAATACTAGTATAGTAGACAGGTTGAAAAGTCTTGATTATGATTCTTCCTTTGGTGCTAGAGCTATGTATTTTGAACAAATGGGACTCGGTAATGACTACACGGGTAGTTATGATGATAATGTCGCAATGCTCGAATGGATGAAATCAAGAGGTATCGGAGGATATCGTAAAGGTACTAAATCAGCAACAAAAGGGCTTCATATTTATGGTGAAGATAATCCAGGCTCAGAGGTACTTGTTACTAAATATGGAGTACTTCGTCAGTTTGATTCAGGTGATACAGTATTTAACAAAGACCAAGTTGAAAAACTTTGGAATCTTTCTAAGGGTATCACTACACCAAACATGTATATGGATAACTTAGGTGCTAAGTTGCCTAATATTACCCCAGTTTCAACAAACAAATCAGTTGATATTGGTGGCATTAATGTTAATGTTGATAAGGTTGTCACAGATAATCCAGAAGACTTTACACGACAGCTTACTAACGAACTGGCAGGAAACTCAAAGATACAGAAAATCCTTGGAGAGATTAATTCTAATCAGCTCTTAGGTCGGAATTCATTGTCCACTCGTAGATACATGAAATAATATTATAGACGCATTGGTGTCATAGCCAATGCGTCTATTTTAATTGGAGGAATATAATGTCAAATAAATTGATTAAAAATAAAAACTCTACAAGTAAAGAACTTGAATATTATAAAAAACATTGTTCCTTACTTGAGAAGGAACTAGAGGAAGAAAGAAAAAAAAGAACACAACTTGAAATCACTCTTTCATGTGGTTCTGAACCCAGTAACCATGCGGTTTCCGAGCTTCAAAATTTAATAAAATCATATAAAATTGCAAAAGAGACAGAAGAAAAGCTTTGCAATGAGTTATTGGCTAAAAATAAGAAGATGGATGAAAATTTAGCGGAATTTGATAAAATAAAGCCTTTATATATAAAGAAATGTGAAAAGGAATATGATGATATTCTCAAAGAATACATAAAAATGGTTAAAATTATTGGTTAAAAATAATATTCAGAAAGGATGGTGAACGATGAAGATACAAAAAGTTCAAGTAACGGGTGCAAAAGGTAGTACCGTTGATTGTGGCTATTTCTCTAATGCTTTATATGATACATACTTACAACTCACCACTACTGCTGAAATAGGTAAACAATATAATATACATGGATATATTAAGTCAAATAGATCAGGAACAATCAGATGTCAAGATATGACTGCAAATGTTACTACTTCTTGGCAAGAAATTAAAATGATTATAATTCCAACAAGTAATATTTTGGAATTATATTTTTACCCTGGTGAATTTTATTTATATAATTGGAAAATGGAAGTAGGAACTATATCTTCTGCATGGACTCCTTCCCCACTTGATGTTAAATATGATTTGATTGAAATGGGAACAATTGTAACTCAATTATCTAACAGTATATCAAGTAAAGTATGGCAGAATGATATTAATACCGCTACAGGTGCTTTAAATACCAAGATTACAGAAGTTAAACAGAATGCTGATAAAATCTCATGGTTAGTTAAGTCAGGTTCTTCTGAGTCTGATATGATTCTTACTGATACTACATATACATTAATTTCAAAAAATATTAATCTTAAAGGAAATGCTATTTTTACAAGTTTTCTTAATGAAGACCAAACTGCGATTAACGGTGGAAAAATTGCTACTAATAGTATTACTGCTTCACAATTATCTACTGATTCCATCAAATCAAGAAATTATATTGAAAATACTTCAGGTTCATTTCTAAATCTTGCCGATGGCAGTTTTGACAATAAATATTTAAAATGGGATTCAACAGGTATTATTACTGCAACAAATGTGAATATAACAAATGGAAAAATTCAAACTTCTGGCAAAGCCAAAGATAATGACGGAATAACATATTTAATGCAATGTGTTATTTCAGGAGGTCAAATCCTCATAGAAAATTTGACTAATAATAATTCTAAACTATTTATTCAGGGGCATGGAATATGGTTGGATAATTCATTAGGAAATAATATATTACAACTAAGTACAAGCAAAGAAGGCGGTGCTTATATAGGATTACATAGTGGTAAAGACGATAATGAAATAGTTGTTCAAATGGGAACTAATAGACAAACAAACGATGATGGATCTATTGATTATAAAGGTTATATTAATATTCTTAATTGTGCATATTTAGGAAGAGAAAATACATTTAGTACAAAAACTTGGTTTGATAATACAGTATACGTTAATGATAATTCCAATTTACAAATATGGCATAATAGCAGAAAAAAATATGGAAATCCAGTTACATATATGAATAACCCTGTTTCTATTGATTGGGATGGAAGTGTATTGAGGATTTATGTAGATAATGTAAATGTAGCTTCGTGGATAACAGCCGAGCAGAGATGGGAGTAAAAAATAGAAAGGAGAAATAAATAATGTATATAAAATACAATAACAATAATAGAATTTTAATTAAAATAGATAGTTATAAAATTATCAATCCATATATTTTTAGAATATACGGAGATATATCTACTTTAAAAAATCAAACTGGTTTTTCTATATATTATGAAGGTGATAATGTTCCTACCCAAAAATGTTCTGAATATAAATATATATATGATATAGGCGAAAATTATATAGATTACACAAATCAAAATATTATTTACTATATTTATTATATAGCAAATAAGGATAACTATGTCACAGGAACAGAAATAACTGAAAAAAAAGATGACAACAGAGTATTATGTATTTCAGGCTCAGGCAAGAAATATGAATATTATAATGATACTAATGTTTATGTAGATGACAATGGTTGTTATAATTTTAAAATCATATCCGATAAAATAGAAAATGTATCTAAAGAAGAAAAGGAAATGATTTTAAAGCAGAAAGAAATTGATAAATTAATTCAAGCTAAAAATGTTAAAATATCTGAATTAACAGAAACTTGTGAAAATATAATTCTTAACGGCGTTTATTATAATGGAAAACATTATGCATACAATTATTCTGATCAGAATAATATTTCAAACCTCGTACAGATGGCTAAAACAACAGGTATGGATGTACCTTATCATGCGGATGGAGAACTTTGTCACCTATACTCTCCTGCTGATATTTATGCTATTTATATTACAGAGGAAATGAATGTAACTCAAAATACAACATATCTTAATCAGCTTAAGGCTTATGTTAATACACTTAAAGATATTGATAGTGTCAATAATATTGCATATGGTCAGGAACTTACGGGTGAATATCTCAAGAATCTTAATAATATTATGGAACATTCGCAGAAAATTATAGAGGTGTTAAATGCAAAAACGTTTAAGATTACTCAGTAAGCATCTATTTTTGTTTTTAGTTGGTGCAAGTCTTTATATTTTTATTGAGGTAATATATAGAGGATTTTCTCATTGGACTATGGGTGTTTTAGGTGGAATATCATTTATATCTATTGGACTTATTAATGAAATATTGAGTTGGGACACACCAATATGGATTCAATGTCTAATTGGAGGATGTTTAATAACATTCTATGAATTTATCACAGGTGTAATATTGAATCTTTGGTTACATTTGGGCATATGGGATTATTCTCATATGCCTTTTAATATATTAGGTCAAATATGTTTACCATTTACATTAATTTGGTGTGTATTATCTTTAGTGGGAATTATATTAGACGATTATTTAAGATATTGGTTTTTTAATGAAGAAAAACCAAGATATAAATTATATTAAACAACAATTTGGATAGTAATGGCATGTTGGGAATAATGTTTTTAAGTCATTATGTTGATTTTTCAAAAACAAATTTCGCAACATTAGTATCAGACTGGGATAATAAATTCGGTGATATTTACATGATTATATTTGGTTATAATAATTATACTAAAACCGATTTAATTAACACCGCAGGAACATGCTTTTTCATTAAGACATGGATTACAAACAATGTACCAGTCATTACATTTCTAATTGATTCTAGTGAAGTAAAAATTGCCAAAGTCAATAATTTATGATAATAGAAATTTTAAATTTTTATCAAATTTAAGAATCCGATATGTTCCCCATTTACCAAAAGCAATAGATATTGGGGGCATATGGAGTGCTTTGAGAAGTTGGCAATAAAACTGTCAACACTATTCTACTTTGTACCATTCCACTAAATTTAATAATCGCAGAATTTTTTCGGTAGTACTAAAAACATCTTCATATATTTGAATACTAATATTGTTGCTTAGTTCACTTACTCACCTATCAAATTCGAATAAAAAAAATAATAAAAAAGAAAGGAGGAATTTTAAAAATGTCTTTAATTGATTTTACATATGCTGATCAAAAATTATCGAACTTTGGTTATATGCCATGTAGTTTCGATTCACCTGATTTATCATCTATTTCATTCGGAAGTAATGTTACATTTACAACCATAAGACTTAATTCTTCTTCAAAAAATAAATTACTTTCAACAAAATATGAAGATGTATATACGACATCTGAGCCAATCCAAATATGTAAGAAATGTCCTTCTGATAATATATATATTACTCATGAAGAATTCCGATTATTAGAACGATGGCTTAATAGAGGAAAATATTTAAAACTTACCCCTAAATATGAATATGAAAATGAAGAATTATATTTTTATGGATATTTCAATGTACAAGCATTAATATATGGAGGTCGAATTGTAGGTGCTGAATTGACATTTACAGCTAATTCTCCTTTTGCTTATAAATATGTAACTCAATCTTTTGATTTGACGAATAACAAATTAACATTTTCTTTAAATAGTATTTCTGATGATTTTAAACCAATTTATCCTAATATAAACATAACTTTAAAACAAGCTAGTGATATATCTTTAATGAATATGATTGATAATTCCGTCACTTCGATCAAAAATTGTTCAGAAAACGAAACAATATCTATCAATGGTGAAAATAAAATCATCACTTCTTCACTCTCTCATACATCTCTTCCTAATGATTTTAATTATGAATTTCCAAAAATATACACATCTTATGAAATCGCTACTAATAATTTCTCGGTTTCAGCCCCATGTACAGTAACAATTAGTTACGAACTGCCAAGAAAGGTAGGTGTTTATTAATGCAAATTAAAATTCTATCATCTTGCGGTAATACATTGTTATTTGGACAGACTGCTACTTTAGCAGTTCAATTATATGATGATAATGATAATATTATAAATGATACTTCTACTTATCATTATGTATGGAAAAAATATCATGAAGGTCGAGAGGTTAAATGGGACGCATCTGGACAAACAATAACAATTATATCAGATGAATGTGGTAATGTGGTATATAAAGTCTTTGTTATGGATGAGAATAGTCTTACAAATTTTTCAGGAAATTTGATTACGGACAATGAAGATAATATATATACAGCATATTTTTCTTTTGATTCTATTTTGACCGAAATATACAACGGTTCTTCTGATATACCACCATATTCTAAAGATTTAACAATAATCTTAGCTTCAAGGAATTTAAAGCTACTTGGACAAATAGTTAATATAGATTCTGATAGTATATCTTACAAGAATTCTCTTAATGCAGCAAATGAATTGTCTTTTACTGTACATAAGAATCTTGACAATATAATTGAACCTTTATGGGATAAGATAACCGATCTAAAATTGGCTTATGTTAAAGAACTAAATCAATATTATCAAATATCTGTTACTATTAATGATACATCTGATGATATAACAAAGGTAATATCTGCTACTTCTTTATGCGAAGCAGAATTGAGTCAGAAATATATTCATAATACGGAAATCAATACAGAGAATGATATTACTAGAGATGATTATACAATTACAAAATTTTATAGCCTTACTGATAAAAAAGCTTCTTTGTTAGATAGAATATTGTCGTTTGCTCCAAATTATAAGATTGGACATGTTGATGATACTCTTGTCGATCTACAAAGAAGTTTTTCTATTGATGGAACAAGTATATATGATTTCTTAATTGGTGATTGCTCTGAGCAATTTGGATGTTTATTTCAATTCGATTCTACCTCAAGAACAATTAATGTATATGATTTATATACAAATTGTTTAAATCCTGAATGCGGATACCGTGGAGAATTTAATGATACTTGCCCCGAATGTGGAAATACTAATCTTTCATATTTTGGCGAAGATACTTTTATTTATATTGATAAGGACAACTTAACAGATTCTATTGAATTTACAACAGATATTAATTCTGTAAAGAACTGTTTTAAAGTTGTGGGTGGAGACGATGATATCAACGCTGCTATTCATAATGTCAATCCTAATGGTTCAGATATTATATATAGAATAACGGACGAACAAAAAGATGATATGTCTTCTGAACTTGTAGAGAAATTATCTGATTATGATGAATTATGTGACTTTTATAAAAGTACTTATAAATCAATCAATATTGATATCTATAATGCTATGGATAAAATATTGTATTATACTTCATCTATGATGCCGACAGTTGAGCATGAAGAAGTTACGGCATCTACCGAAGCAGCAAAACTTACCTCTGCTAAATTAAGTCCACTAGGATTACAAAAAGTAACTACTTCTACTTCTGTTGCCACAGTGAACACGGCACTGAAGATGTTAGCAAGGGTGTTTGTTAAATCAGGATATGTCAAGGTTGAAGTTGATACAGATAACACAAATACATTTACCTATGTTGGTATAGATGAACAGCATAATCATTATGGTACTTGGTATGGTCGATTTAAAGTTACCAATTATAGCAACGAAAAAGATATTGTATACACTAATTATATGGAAATTAAGGTATACGACTTATATGAAGAATATCTTGATCAAAAAATTAAGAAAAACATCGTAAGTAATGATAAAGATGGTGAAGGTAATCTATTCAATGTATTATCTATTGAAGACTTATCACAATTTAAGAATGCATTAACTTATTACTGTTTGAATAGACTTACATCATTTTATTCTGCTATTGAAGGATGTATGAACATACTTATTGAAGCTGATCAAGCAAAACAAGGTGCAGATTTATATGAGAAGTTCTATTTAAAGTATTATAACATGCTTCAGGCATGTCAGGACGAAATTGATACTCGTAATGCAACAATAACCGAATGGAATGGTAAGTATGATTCATATGTTAATCAGCGAAACATAATTCAAGATAAACTTAATTTTGAAAAGTATCTTGGTAAGGAATTATATAATGAATTTATATCATATATTAGAGAAGATACTTATACTAATGATAATTATATATCCGATGGATTGACCAATGAAGAACTGTTAAATAAAGCCGAGGAATTGTTGAATACGGCTAAATTAGAATTATTCAAGTCAAGTGAAAGACAACACAGTATATCTTCGACTTTGTATAATTTGTTGCAGATGAAAGAATTTTCTGAAATTATTGATAAGTTCCAATTAGGTAATTGGATAAGAGTCAAAGTCGATAATAATATATATAGATTAAGACTTGTATCTTATGAAGTAAATAATAGTGGTATAGAAAATATTAATGTTGAATTTTCTGATGTTACACAAACTTTAAATGGTCAAAATGATACAAAAAGTATCATCAGTAAAGCTCAACAGATGGCTACTAATTATAGTTATGTAAGTACTCAAGCAAAGAAAGGTGAACAAGCACAGAATTCTATTGCTTCTCTTCTTACTAATGGTTTTAATACGGCTATAACCGCAATAAAAAATGCTGATACAGAAGATATTATTATTAATAAAAATGGTATATCTGCTAGAGCATTAAATGATATAGAGTCTGCGTATGAACCTAAACAACTTAAGATTATTCATAATATGATTGTATTCACCGAAGATAACTGGCTTACAGCTTCTACAGCGATTGGTGAGATAAAATATACATTAGACGGACAAGAGTTTTCATCTTATGGAATAATTGCTAAGAGTATGATATCTGGAATAATAATTGCAGGACACATATATTCAGCTAATTATTCTTCTACAAATAAGACAGGGACTCATATTGATCTTGACTCAGGTTCATTTTCTTTAGCTGGTGATAAGATTATTTATTCAGCAGGAGGAAATAAACTTACACTTAAAGATGTGCTTGTTGAGTATACGACTGAAGATGATAAGGGTGAAAAAACACAAATTGTTACAGGTCTTGATACTGTTGCGATTAAGGTAGATACAATTAATTCAAAATATATCAGTACAGATAATTTTTCTGCTAAGTTTGCAGAGATAGACATTGTAAAAATTAATGAGTTGTATGCAAATTCTGCTTTTATTACTTCTCTTAATTCTTATACATCTAATTCTATTAATTCTACAGTTAATACCGAGTTTGTTAAAACTCTTATTGCTGGTCATGCTACTCTTAATGATTTATTTACAAGTAATTTTACAATAGGTTCTGATGATTGTGGTTATGTTCTTATGAACGGTTCTACAATGCAATTTAAAGACAAAAACGGTAATGTATATGTTCAGATAGGCACAGACAAATCTGGTGGACATTCTATTATTATTAATGATAGTAATGGAACTGCTATTATGAATGGTTCAGGTATTACTGCTAATGCTATTGCAGATGGTTTAATTGTGGACAAAATGGTTAAGAAGAAAGATACAACTTATAATGGTATCTCAGGTGATAAGCTTAATATAGATTCTGTTGTAACAAGTATTAATGAGGGTAATAAAACCATTAAATCTTCTCTCATTTATTTTGATGAAGATAAACAAACGCTTGATACCAAATTGGGTAAAATGGTGGAAACAGACACTACGATAAGTAACAGTCTTAATACAATTAAAAATTCAGTCGATGAGAACACCTCTGCAATTACACAAGTTACTATGTCTGCGAATGGTAATAATATATTAAGAAATTCTGATACATTGATATTTGATGATTATATAATTGGTTCAAAACTTATTGATGCAAGCAATAATATTCTTGTTGATAGAAACGGTTATATATTAGTCGGTTAATTAAGGGCTGAGAAATCAGCTCTTTTATTTTTTTAAAGAAAGGAAATAAAAAAAATATGGCAAATAAAAAAATAACAGATGCTACTCAGATAAGCACTATGTCTGGTAGTGATAAATTATTCGTTAATTCAGGTGATGATTTAAAGCAAATCACACTAGATCAAGCTGTCGCAGCATCAACACCAGTTCAACAACTAAACAACAATATTGACGTTAAAAACTTTTTTTGCAAAAATATTGCAAGTATAAATGGTACTCTTGAAGGTTATGGCTATAATTATTGCTATTATAATAAATCTACCAAAACAGGGATTTTATACTTTGCTTCAAAAATTGAAACCCAAGATTCTGCACAGAATAATTTTACCGGATATTATGATGTAAAAACAGTCCTTAAAAATATGGGTATTAGCTTTAATAAAGTATTGGAAAGCAATTATACTCCTTATGATGCCACAGGTGTAGTTCGAGCAAAGTTGATAGGCTATGGAACAACATTATTATATAGCTCTGCAAGTCAACATTATTCCTTTGCAAGATACTATACGAAAGATGGTAATAAAGGAGTATGGGCTACAAGCGAATTCCAAAAGGGTGATTATATTATAGGCTCGCTTATATTTAGCTAAGCTTCGAATACTTCCGTTAGTAATTGCACCGTCGTATTTAATATTATTGCTGTTTAATTGTAATTATTTTCTCAAAAATCCTTAAATTTTATATCTATTCTAATAGACACCCTTGTAAAATTCATATTTCCCCAAATTTTTCCATTAAAAATAGAGAATAATATGATATCCGAACAGTAGTTCGAGAAATACTATTCTTAAAGGAGAAAAAATAATGGATGCAAAGGAAAATTTAGAGTTACAGGTTGTTACATTAATGAGGAAATCATTATCAGAGGAACAATTAAATGTTTTACAGAATGTACTAACCTCCGTTATGTACAATTATGGTGTAACAGAGATAAAAAATACGGAACTTGCAATATATGAAGGCAGCAAAACTGAAAAACTTCTTCAATATTTTGCAATGAGTAAACTTGCCTCAAAGAAATCTAAGAATACAGTTTCTCAGTATATAATGGTAGCACACCAATTATGTGATATGGTACATAAGGAACTTGACGAAATAACCAAGGAAGATGTTAGATATTTTCTTATACAATATCCAAGAACACATAGATGTTCAGACGCAACTATGGATTGTAAGAGAAGGTATCTCTCTTCTATCTTTGGTTATTTATTTTCTAACGAAATTATCCCAAAGAATCCTATGTCAGCAATAGAGAGTGTAAAATACAAAAAAGTTGTAAAACAACCACTTAAAGACGAAGAAATTGAAAGAATTAAATTGGCTTGTACATGCAAAAGGGATACTGCTATTGTAACTTTCTTTCTCGAAACAGGTGTTCGTGTAAGTGAGCTTTGTGGTATTAATTTATGTGATGTGGATTTTCTGAATCATAGATGTAAAGTCTTAGGGAAAGGAAATAAAGAGCGGATTGTTCATTTTACGGGTAAGAGTTATGTAATGCTATATGAATATCTCAAAACAAGATCTGATGTTAATATTGAGAATCTTGTATATTCTAATTATCAGCAAGTCCCACTCTTCGCTTCGAAGAAAGGCGAAAGTGTTAGATTAACTAAGAATGCTGTTGAACAGATTATTAACAAATTGAGAAGACCAAGTGGAGTTACTAGATTACATTGTCATTTATTTAGGGCTACTTATGCAACTAACCTTGCTAAGAAAGGCGTAAGTATTGAGTTAATTGCTAAAGCTCTTGGTCATGCCAATTTGAATGCAATAAGTAGATATGTTCTGACAGGTGATGATGAGCTTGAATTAGCATTAAAGAAAGCTGGAAGTGCAGCCTAGGATACGAAAGAATAATTTATTTTTGTGGTTGGAGGGTGGGATTTGGGCTGTAATACTGCAATAAATTAGTTTTTATTTCCAATACCAATTATTCTAATGAGATAAGTTGAATTCTTTGGATTATTAACGATATGTGCTCTAAAAATACTTTTGCTTACATTATAACACATATATATAATCCCTAGTAATTCATTATTAAGATATACAGGCACAAAACAGGGTTTATCAGTATTGGTTTTACCACAAATAACTGTTGTATTACCTCCATAAGATTGTCCCTCATTTTTATTTCCGTATTCTATTAATAAAAAATTATATCGAGGTAATGTAATTGTGATAGAATTATTATTATTATTTTCAGGTGATAGTTCAATATTATGTACATTTATATTAAAATTACTGATTAGGTTTTGTCTCAAATAATTATTTATAACCAATAAAGAAAAATTTATTGATTTTATCTATAATTTTGAAATAAAACCTAATCTGCAATTTGGTTAAATAAAAGTGATTTATCAGCACTACTTAGATTATAGCTCCAGCTTGTTTCCATTTTTGCCACAATTGTTGGTCTGTAAAGGTAGAACGATAATATATATATTCGCTGTTTCCAGGTAATATTATTTGTGTGCATCTTTTTGCATTCAGAGCAAATACAATAAGATAACAATTGGTTACCCTTGAAATTGGAACATTCAACCATTCTGGACTACTATCCAAATAATATATTCCTGAAGCAGTTATATTATTAAGGTCTGACTTAGGCTGTAAGAATTTTGCTTTTTTATCAAGTAAGAAAAGTTAATATTACTGTATTATATAATACGCATATTCATTAATTTGTCATATAAACAATAGTTTAATTTTATTATTCATTTTGAGTTGTGAACTAAGCTGCAATATTAATATCTAACTAATCTTATACTTGAACATAAATAATTTTTTGCACCTCTAAGTAAAACGATGGTATTAGAATGACCGGACATTTCAATAGTATTAGATTGCAAGATATGTCTATAAGAAGTATTCTTTCTAACATCCATAATAGCAATAAATCCTCTGTTATCAATATTGCTTTCATCATCTAAGTCAATTGCTACAACAAGATATAAACCTTCTCCGTTAGAAAAATAAAATTTCGCATTATCTGATGATGATTCCATAGATATATTGGTGCAAATTATATTACTGTTTAAGTTTTGCCATATTCTTTAACAGTGTAATAAATTTTTATTTATATTTCTTTTCTAGGAGAATCTATAATTGGATTCTCCTATTTTTTTACATAAATATCCATATGAAATACCGATTTCTTAATACAGCTATATACAAGGGGTAAATCGCTTGTATTTGACCAAATTAAGGCTTTTATATAATTATATGATAAATTGACGGTGTATTTTATATTTAAGTCAATTTGAGCCATATATAAGCGATTTTATATAGGCGTATAGACATAAACAAAAAATTTTTTAGGGAACATTCCTGGTTATATTAATCAGAAGTGTTCCCTATTTTTTACGATTTTAATATGGTATAATTATTTCAGTTGATATTTGTGGAGGTATATTATGAAAGAGGGAATTGAAGCTTATATTATTGAGAGTAATTTGAAGGTTAGAAAGGTAACTGTCGCTCATGTTACTGGTAATCTTGCTACTGTACGATTTGAAGAAGGCGGTGGAATCAGAGTGCCTATTAATAGACTATATGGATCTGAAGAGGAAGCCACAAAGGAATTAAGATATAAAACCGAAATAAAAAAACCGCCTCATAATTATTTAAATGGACAATTATTATAAAAAAATTTAAAGGAGATGTATTTTATTATACACCTCCTTTTTCTTAAAATGTAGAATGTAGACAAATTTGGAGTAAATC